TCCCGAGCGTGTACTCGTGCTTCAACTGCACGTCGAAGCACGAGTACACGCTCGGGAGGAGAAGCTCCGGGACGCCCAGCCCGATGTCGGGCTCCACCACCACTAACCAGGCACGCCCCTCCGGATCGTGGTACTTCTTCAGTTGCCGGACATCGTATCCGTCGGCGTCTCCCGTCGGACATACCTGGAGAAAGAGGAACGCGTCGCGGATCTCGTGCAGTCGGATCCACTCTGCAAAGTACTGGATCGTCAGATCCAACCTCTTCCTCGGCTGATTCCGATTCAGGTTCCCGACCACGAACCCTCGCCACATCTCCTCCGGAAGGCCAAGGGCCTTCCTTGTCCCCTCGACGCGCTTGTACACGTCCAGATCCACCCCGAGCGGAATCACGGAGGAGGGACCGGTATACCCACCCGCGATCGCCTGCTGTCGACCGAACTCCGTCCAGAAGATCGCGTGCTTCAACCCGCTGAGATGCCCCCCGGCTTTACAGTTCAGGCCGTCCACGGCCAGCGCCCCGACAACCGGACACGCGTCTCCGATCTGATCGAGGTACGCCGGAACGTTCCACGGGTCGTTCTGGATGACAATCAGGTCGGGCCTCACCCGTGCGATGACCTCCTTCACGCGTCGAACGCCGAAGGCATCCCCACCTGGCCAACACGGGAAGACCGGATACGGATACCCGTGCGGATCCCCCATGTAGTTCAAACCCAGGACTGCCACATCCCAAGTCTTCCCCACTACTTCGAGCACACGATGCGTGATCCGGGCGAAGCCCGTAGCCGCAATCGCGTCTCCGATCCACAGAAGCTTCTTCACGACATCCCTTCCTTCCTGACGAGTGAACCGTCATGCTGGACTGTGTAGGTCCGGCCGTCATGAGACACGACCGTTTCTCCTGCCCGTGACCGGTACACGGCCTTGACATACCGTCCGAGCTTCTCTTTCTCGACTTGTCTGACACGTTCCAGGGCTTCGGCAGCGATCCGCCTTTGATCCGCTTCGCGTCTCCGGTCGTTGGCTCGTCGCCGTCGCGTCCTAGGCATCTCCTACTTCCAAGTGAACGTGAACTCGGCCATCCCCTCGAGCTTCTTCCCGGGAGCCTTCGCGAGGAACCCTCCGATCGAGAGATGCCCCCCGAGCTTCACGGCGACGCCAGTCCTAATCTCCCCCGCAACGTTCACGTTGAAGAACCCGCCGCTCCGGTCCCCGTTCGCCTCGGCGATCCGAAACGCCTTTTCCACCGCTTCTTGAAGCTGAGGATCGGAGAACTTCCGGATCTCGATCGGGCTCGGAGAGACCAAGCCCCGAGCCGTACTCAAGGGAACGATCAACGTCTTCACGAGGAGGCCTTCGATCGGGTCCCCCTCCTCCAGGGCCGGATCACTGACGCGTCGAGCTGGGAGCGATCCCGGAACCCCGAGAATGGTCCCGAGATCCGCCATCTGTCGCATAGCCCAGATCCTCAACGCGAGGAGGCCCGCCCCGAGAACGATCACCAGCTCTGCACCAGTGATCTTCCCGTCCTCGACCAGAGTCGGAGCAGCTGCGAGCGCGCCGATGACAAACGCCAGCAACGCTCCCGTCGCCCATTTCACGACAACGGCCTCCGTCTGCGGATTCATCTCGCCCTCCTGGTCTCGATCAAGACCATATCCAGCTTGTTCCCGTTGTCCTTGAGCCCCGCCTTCATCTCTCCAAGGTCCATGAGCACTCGCTGCTGGATCGTAACGACTGCCTGGATCTGGAGAGCCTGCGCTTCCTTCGCGGTTTTGAGGGACGAGATGTCTTCGTCGACAGAGGCTCGATCCCGGACGACCAACGCTCCGATGATCGTGAGCATGATCGGGAAGCAGATCGCCGCGAGAGCGATCATCACCTTCGCGGTTGTTCCGTTCCTCTTGATGATCACTTCCCGCTCCTCGCAGTGCCGAGTCCTCCGGAAGTCGGATCCCGGAGGGTCCGTGTCCCGGTGGTGAAGAATCGTCGGATCAGCGTGCTCGGTCATTGCGCGGGACACTGCCCGGTGTTCTTGTTGATCGTGCAACGCCCGCATCCGGTCCCGTCGGCGTTGCACAGCTCCAGCCACGTGCAGTTGTCGCACGTCGCAAGGAACGGATTGTCCGAGAGGTTGACGGTGCCGTCGCTCTTCCAAACGGGCTTGCCCTGGGGCTTACCGCTCGTCGCGATGGCCTCGCATGCAGACCGCTCCTCGCATTTCACCGCCCGCGGATTCGGGGGAGTGTCGCACTCCATCCGCGGTGGGCAGTGCATCCGGTTGACGAAGCCGACGGCATCGCAGTAGCCGGCGACGGTCGAGCCGTCCCACTTGTGCGTTTCACCGTTGTAGACGAGGCACGTGGCATCGTTCGTCTTCTGGTGCGCCTTGAGGTTGTACGTGTCGCACTTCGGTGGAATCGGTGCAGAGCAGCCGCCCGTGGGCACCGTCGAGGTACCGTTGCGGATGTACACCATCTTGATGGTGTTCACGCTCGACGCAACGCAGCCGGTCTCGGAGTGATAGAGATGAGTCTCCTCGCACCTGTTCGTTCCGGGACGACAGACGAAGATGCAGTCACTGCGCTTACCATCCTTGTCGATGGACTGCGCCGCGGTCACCTCCACTGCCCCAAGCTCTGCCGCGACCGCTGCAAACGCGGCATCGATCCCGGCGCCGCGATCGACGAGACACGAGCCGGAGGCGTCCCACTTCTCGGGGTGCTTCGCGCGCCAGCGACCCACGGCGTCGTGAGTCAGAGAGAAGGTCTCCCTCCGGAGATCGGTCGGGTCCGCCACCAGCTCTTCATCCACGAATAGCGGAACCGATGGAGGGTCGGTGGACGTCGGAGGAGGCGTCGGTGGCTTGACGGGCGGAGGTGAAGGCACCACGCACGCCGGAGCCATCTCGCAGTGAGAGGGGTCGCTCGACGGGTTGTGCTTGCAGGGCGCGGCCTCGCTGGAGCACGAGGCGGGCGGCACGAGCTCGTGGCACCAGGCGACACCCGGTAGACACTCCACGGGAGGCTGAGGTGGAACCGGAGGCGGAGGCGTCGGCTCGACCGGTCCAGGCGGCGGCGTCGGGATCACGATCGGTGGAAAGTTCCCACTACATCCCTGAGCAAGCGCGAGGACGCTCGCGGCGAACACGCCCCGAATGAACTGCTTCATGGCCCTTCCCTCCTCAGGCGAGACGCCTGACACCGAGCACACGACTCACAAGGAACGAGGCAAGACTCACCTGGTCTCCCTGGTTCCCACCAACGACCCAGACCCTCTCCCCTTCGACCGACCCGAAGAACGCGACATGCCCCGGAGCGTCCAACACCTCCGGACCCGGCTGCGTCCCCTCTCCCCGCTTGAAGATGACAATGTCAAAACCGCTTCGCGCATCTTCGAGAGGGATCGGACGCCCGACCGCGAGCCAGGACCTCGCCGAGAGGTTCTTGCTCCGTGGGAGGCGCAACATCCACGCGATGTAGTTCACGAACGCCGAACACCACGCCGTCTCGTCGTTCGTGACCCATCCCGCGTCCAGCTGGAGCATTGCGAGGACGTGGGCGTTGCTCGTCGGGCCCTTCGCTTCCTTCAGCCCGATGAACCTCTCCGCGAGCTTATACGCGTCAATTTCCACGAGGCGCCCTCCTCTCGTACCGCCAGTCTCGACCGCCCCACGGGAAAGAGAAGAACCGATTCCCGATTCCGGACTCCTCCCCGATGTGTTGAACCATGCACGGGGCAGAAGCTACGAAGTGAGAGAGCCCCTGCTGCTTCCCCCACCTCTGGAGGAGGAGATCGTGCCCGTGATTCCGGATGATCTGCCCATCCTTCCCGATGTAGAACGGATCCGGTCCGAGCCACTCGGCAAGCTGCTGCGCATCCTCCCTCTTCCAGACAAGAGCTTGCGCTCCGTAAAACGCGGAGACCGGATACGCCCACACTGTCCTCGCGGACTGGATCTGGGAGTAGTTCGCACCGAGCGCGAACATCTGAGGACGGCTCACAGCATTGTCCTCGATCCACGCGGAAACGCTCTCGAGGAAGTCGTCACTGAAGTCGAGGTCATCCTCCAGGACCATCGCGTAGTCAGCGTCCGGCTCCGCCGCCCATCGAATCGACGCCGCCGCGTTCTGATGGAGAGAACGATCGACCGAGTCGATGAGCCAGGGCCGTCCTTCTAACGGAAAGTCGTCCGCCACCATCCACGCGGAGTCCTCCGTCGAGTTCACGATTATCATCGACGCGAGAAGCTCGGAGCGGAGGACTCCTGCCCGGGACAGGTTCTGGACGGTCTCCGCCAGGTAGTTCTTTCTCGGACTCCGGTCCTTCGTCTTGATCGCGATGGAGAAGGTACTCATTTCGTCACCCACCAGATCGAGGCGCAGTGCTGAACACGTGCGCCGAGGACTTCGTCTACCGCCTGTCGGACCCCGGCGTGTCGAGGAACCGTGTTGTAGTCGTGTCCGGAGATGATCCCACCGGGACGGACCAGCGGGCTGAAGGACACAACGTCCCGCTTCACGGCGGAGTACTCGTGGTCACCGTCGATGAACAGGAGGTCCGCGACCAGACCCCGGATCGCCTCCGGAACGCCCCGTGCAGTGTCATGTCGGACAAGAACGGTCCGCCCACTCTCCACATGCTCTTGGAGGTTGGACGAGAACTGTCGAAGGTTCCTTTCGTCCTCCCACAGGTCGATCGCGTATACCGTTCCCGTCGTACCGTCGCTCAGGGCACGGGTCGACCGACCTCGGCAACATCCGATCTCCACGATCACTCGAGCCTCGGCAGCTCGCGTCGCGAGCCACTCCAACTCCTTCCTGCTCATCCACCCGGAGATCGCGAGCGCGGCGGCGATGCTGACTACCATGGGAGCCCCTCGATCTCCACGCTCTGAACTTCCGGGAGATGGCCCACTGGACGGGTCAGGACGAACACCTCCTCCGGGAGGGGGATCACCCTCACCTCTGGTTGTCGAATCGTCGTGGTCCCCTGGTGAACGGCGTAGTCCAGACCCTGGTAGTACGGGATCAGCCCCTTCAGGGAGAAGAGGATCGTCCCGTCATACCCCCACTTCCCAGCGAGAGCATGTGCTTGCTCGACCAGCACGCGTGCGTGGCCGAGTCGCCGGTGAGCCGGAGCCGTCCACACGCCTCCGATCCCGAGCAGCCGGAGACGATCCCCTCCCCAGTTCACCTGCCTCTGGAACATCTCGACTCGGGAGATGACTTCTCCGTCCAGGGCCAGAGTCAGAACTGCTGACGGCTCTGCGTCTCCGATGATGCTTTCGCCCCATCGAGGAAGGGCTTTGGTCTTCATGCCTTCCTCCCTGCGAAGATCGTATTCGTCTCTCCGAGGTCGACATACCCGCCGATCACGCGGAGCTCGATCCCCATGTACCGCTTCGCGGCGGATACATACTCCTCGACGGTCCTGGAGATCGAATACGGGCTTCGGACGATCGGCCTGTTCGGGGGACCACTCGTGTTGTCGACGAGAAAGAAGAGTCCGCCTTCTCGAATTACTCTCCCCAGCTCGTACATCGTCGCCTCGAACATCCCACCGTCCACGTCGAGGATCGTACTCAGGACCATGCACGCGAAGATCACGTCGAATGAAAACTTTCCTGCATTGATCTTCCCGTTCTCGTAGAGCTCGAAGCTGACGAAGGGAGTTCCTTCCGGATTCGAGTGGCGCTCTCGACAATACTCCACGAACTGCCTGGTCGGATCGATCCCGAGAACCGCACTCCCTGTGATCCTCGCCAACTCGTGGGACCACCTCCCGACCCCACATCCGAAGTCCAACGTCAACGTCCCCGGAAAGAGCCCTTCCTGCGCGAGGATAGGCGCAACCTCTCGTTCGAAAAGCGGCAGAATCACGCTCTTCTGCAGCTCGAAGATCACGCGTTGCGCCTCGGGAGTTCGATGCCCGACGTGAAGAACAGCCCTCTCTCCAAGGGCTTTCGCCCGGCCCTCCCACGCCTCATTCCTCTCTGCCCAGTTCAATCCCACGACATCCCTCCTTTACGCCGACTCCGATTCCGCACGAAGCGCTTCCTCATCACACGCTATCGTCAGTGCGACGCGGGTCCGCTCCGCATTGAACGTTGCTTGCCGACACAGCCCGACCCCTCCCATCGGAAGATCCTCGAGGTCCGACTCTCCCGGAACGCATGGGACGACGACGACCGACATCTCGTGGCGGAAGAAGCACTCACTCAGCCACAGATCGTCCATCACCGTCGAATCCTCGAACGGGAAGCCCGGGAGAACCGCGAGGAGATCCCGTCGACGGAGCATCTCCCCCCGGCCCAACGACAGGAAAACGGGCGCGGGTTCCCGCAAACCCCGGCCGTAGACCTTCGGCCAACGACTGTACGGCGCTCCACTGAACGGCCGTTCTCGCCCTTCCAAAGTGACAACCGTCGGCCGTTCCCAGTGCCGACAGGACCAAGAAAGGAGGTTCTCCACGGTCCTTCGACGTACGGCGATGTCATTATCCAGGAACAAAACGCGCTCTCCCCGGGCCATCACCGCGGCAAGAAGGCGCGCTTTCGCGCCGATGTTCCTCGGAGACTGAACCACGAAGGCCCCGGCGATTGTCACAGGATCCCGCTCATTGTTCCAGACAATGATCTCTTCCGGGACCACCGTCCCACTTCTCAGAGAATCGACGATCGTCCGGAGATTCCCAGTCCTCTCCCAGTAGAAATGCGGGATGATCGCCGTGAGTCTCATCCGAGCATCACCTGTTGGAAGTACCGACTTGTCGCGGACGCGGGAGTCTTCGGTCCACGAAGCGAGATGATCGGTCCTGTCGTATCGTCCGCGAGGTAGATCTTGTCCCGTTCGTCGATCGGCTCCGTCCGACCCACAGCTCCGATCGCTGCGACCGGAACCAGGAACGCTACCACCGCGGTAACGGAGATCGTCTTCCCGTCTTCCGAGCGTAGCTGCCTCTCCGTCCGGTCAACGACGGCCATATACCTCCGAGTCGCCCCGTAGGAAACCTTCCCGAACAGGTCTTCCCCGACCCAAGGCCGGATCCGGACCTTCTCCTGGACGGACTTCGTCGCGCCGTCCATCGCAGCAATCGCAGCGCGGAAGACTCCGTCGAGGCTCACAGGACCTCCGCCAAGAACCCGCTGAACTCCACGTCCTTGTCTCGAGGATCGAGAAGCCAGCTCGGGACAAGCAACCCGATCACGGACGCGGGCACCTGTCCATGCCTCTCGTCCTCCTTCCCGTAGGTCTTCGACTTCGCCTCGGCCTTACTCACGCTCTTGAACGAGACGGAGACTCCCGCCGCGCTCACGGATCCGATCCCGGACTCCGCGATGCTCGCGCCGGAGGCCCCAGAAAGGTCGTTCTCCGAGAGGAGACGGGCGTATTCCGCCTGTGCGTTCTTCAGGTCTCCGGGAATGACCGAGCTCAGAATGGCGTAGCCATTCCGGTTCTTCATCCCCCCACGGGGCCATCCCAGAGCCTGAACCGCAGGATTCGTTGCGGCTCCGGTCCACGCGGCGGGCATCCCGTCCAAGAGACGCGCCGCCATCCTCCCGTAGTTCTCCTTACTTGAGGTAGGAACCGTGCTCCATCCCGACGCGTATGGATTCGTCCCGATGAACGCGTCCATCTCCGCGACAGACGCATACGCCTCAGCGGTTGCTGCCCCCGGCGTGACAATCAGCGGCACGGCCTCCCCCTCAAAGCTACCTCAGGACCACTGGCCGTCTCCGACCAGTGCGCGCGTGTCCCGAGGCGGTGGTCCGGGGCGACGACCCGGAGAACGGCCTAGCTGGCGTGGACGACGCCGGAACGACCCTGCGCGTCGGCCCGGATCAGCGGGACCTGGATGGTGAACGCCTTGAACTTCACGATGAACCCGCCCTCGATGTCCCACTGGATGCTCTGCAGCGGCTCGCCTTCGACGAGGGCCACGACGTCGACCGTCGCCTGCACGAGAACCGCGTTGTTCGCCTGGAGCTGGTCGACGGTCGTGATGCTGTTCAGGCGGTCGACCTCCATCAGACGCTGACGGATCGTCTTGTCGGAGTTCGCCTTGAAGTCCTTCTCCAGGTTGGTCGAGAAGCCGGAGGGCACGAACAGCCAGTACGGGCCGAACATGCGATCCGCCTCCAGGAGGCCGATCCAGGTGAGCACGTCCGTGAGCATCTGCTCACCCGTCACGCCGGCACCGGACCACGTCCCGGCCGCGAACGCACCGGCGTTCCGGTTCGGGTGGTTGGTCAGCCCGTAGATGTGGTTCCCGCCGAAGGTCCGACCACCCTGGAAGAGCATCTTCTCGATCTGCTCGGCGACGAGCCGACCGGAGACGCGCGCCTGCGTGGTGTCCAAGGGCTCGCCCCTCTCCCGCGACGCGGCGAGCGTGCGCAGGTTCAGGTTGAAGTCCTTGTGCGTGATCGGGAGGGGCAGGTTTCCGAGCTCGAAGTCGACCGCGTCGTCTTCGGTCCGGACGACCCCCGACAGAGACGTCTCCGCCGGGTTCATGTCCGTCATGTCCTCCCACTGGAAGACGGTCTTGCCCATGGCGTTGGGGACGTTGATCGTGAGCCCCGCCGCCATCAGCTGAGCGACTCCCCGCAGGCGGATCGCGCCTTCCTGGACGAGGACGGTGTCCAGGTGGATCCACTCGTCCTTGCGGAGGGTCGCCGCGCTGCGCAGGACCGAAGGGGAGAGAGGCCTCCCCTCCTGCACCGCACGGAGCAGCTGCTCCCCCGCCCAGCGGCCGGACGGGCCCGCGTAGAAGGTCCGACCGGTGTCGATGCTCGCACCCGATGCGATGGGAGCGCCCGCGACCGGCCGAGCCTGGTTCTTCGTTCTCATGTTCGTTTTCTCCTTCCTGATCCTGGCTTCTTGCCGGCCGACCTAGACGATCTCGACGCGGATGCGGGTCCCGGCCACCGGAGCCAGGGCCGTGGTGTTGACGGCTTCGAGCGCGCGAGCGAGACGGATGCCCGCGGCGACGCTGCCGTTGGTGAGGAGACCGTCGGTGGTCCCCGTCAGGTAGTCGCCCTTGGCGACGTTCACGCCGGACGCGAGGAACGCGTACACGTGCTCCCCCGGCTTGAACGTGGCGACCTTCACGACATCGCCGATGGCGTACGCCACGTCGATGTCCTTGCCCATCTCGTCCCGCTCCAGTGCGAAAGCGGCGGCGACGTTCGCGGCGTCGTCCGTGTTCTTCTGGACGCCGGTCGGAACGATCATCAGCAGGTGACCCGGGGTGATCGCTTCGAGAGCGACGTCGTCCTCGTTCACGATCGGGTCACCCTTCAGCACGATCTTTCTGCGTGCCATCTTGGTTCTCCTCCTCTTCCCTTCTCAAAGTCTTCCGGGTGCAACCCCGAAAGGGTGAATGCGACCCGACCGTCTACGACGCCTTCTCGGCCGCCCGCATCTCGAGGATGCGAGCCTTCATGCTGGGCGGAGGCGGGATCATGTCGTCCGCGTCCCCGTTCGCCGCCGCGCGGGGCACCTGCCCCTCGTAGGTCGGCTTCTCCTTGATCGTGAGAGCCGCGAGCTTCTCCAGCGCCGGGATCGCCAGCGCCTGGAGCTCGGTCTCGGTGTACACCTTCTGTGCGGCGACCAGCTTGGTCACGAGCTCCGCACGACGCGACGTCTGCGCGGCCCGATGCGTCGAGAGGATCTCGCCGATGTCCGGGTTCTCCTTGAGGAACGTCTCACGACGTGCGGCGACGGCCTCCGGGGTGGCCTCCGCGGCGTTCTTCGCCTTGGCCTCTTCCTCGAGCCGCTTCTTCTTCTCCTCCTCCGTCTCCTCGTCCTTCTTCACGAAGGGCGGGGCCGCCGCGACGACCGGGGTCTTCGACGCCTCCTCGACGTGTGCCTCGAGGGCCGTGATCCGCGCGTCGGGGAGCTGCTCGAGAAGCGCGGCGTCCGCGTCCACGAAACAGGTCTTCCCGCTCGCGATGATCGCGGCGACCTTCTCCTTCTTGGTCTTCATGTCTTCGTCCTTTCCCGCGGATGCGTTTACCACCGCCTGGCCGCCGCACCCGCATGGAGCGGCCGAGACTTCGTAGGTCACGATGTTTGCAGAGGCTGCTGCCTCGTAGACGACCTTGCGGACGACCTCGGAGGGCTCTTCTCCGGAGAGCTCGATCTCGCCGGCTTCGGTCATCGAGTAGTTCCTGCTGAAGAGCTTGCCCGCGGACTCGTACACGAAGTGGTCGTCGAAGACGGATTCGATCCAGGTCATTGGCGTCGCCGACACCGCCATGTCCGCCGGCGCGAACAGCTTCTGGAGCTTCGCTCGGACGTCGTCGTAGGAGACCTCGCCTGCGAAGCGCCGGTCCAGCTCCTCGCCGGAGCCCGGCCCTCCCGCCATCCTCGGGGCGCCGCACCCCATCTCGATGGAACACGCTCCCTTCACGCCCTTCGGAAGAAACGCGAGGTGGTCGGAGTTGATGTCTCGCCAGATGGTGTCGTACGGATGGTCCTTGTACGTCCCGTTCTTCAGTTCCGTCGCGACGAAGGTTCCGACCGAGACCTCCGTCATCTCGCCAGCGCGGAGGCCTTCCAGAAGTTCCAGCGCCTCCCCTCCCATCGCGGTCACACGCTCGACGTCGATGTACGCGTCCATCTTCAGCTTGTCGTCCTCGACCCGAGAACCGAAGACGGTCCCGATCTGCCCTCCTTCGAGGACGCGAGGGTCATTCGCCGAGACCTGCTCCCCATCCACCTTCGGATGGTTGAACATGACCGGACGCCCATCCCACTGCTTCGGGAGCCTCGCGAATTCCTCGGAGAGGACGAGCTCCGGAGTCTCCGCGTTCGACGCGTGGATGACCCCCTGAACGAGAGCCACGACCGGGACCACGAGATGCTCTCGCCCCTGATACTGGACGGTCCGGAAGCGGCCACTCCTCATCGCCTTGAACAGGCGCATGTTCCTCTTCCCGACCATTGCCTCTGCCTCCTCCTTCGTGGCATGGCACATCTCCCGGCCGTCGGCGGTCTTGTGACAGAACTTCCCGTCCTTCTCGTACACAACCGCGTACCGGGCTTCCAGCGTTCTCAGCTTCATTGTCCAATCCCCGTTTGAGGGGCCGCAGAGACATTCGGCCACTGCGGCGAACTGACCAGAGGGTTGACCCGGGCAATCGTCCCGACGTGTTGCCGGTAGATCCACTCCGCGATCCAGCGAACTCCTTGAGACTGACTACGAAGGTATCCTTGCGCGGACATGGCGAGGCGCTTCGCCCGATTCGCGGCGTCGGTCGAGAGAAGAGCACGGACTGCATCCGCAACCTGAAGATCGGTCAACGCTGGAAGCGTACCGACATGCTCCCAACCCCTCTCGTTGAGAGGGACGATGCCGGAGATCCGGGCTTCTTCCGCAGCATTGTTCGTAGCAAGGAGCGTCGGCACGCCAAGAACAACCCCGGAGAGATGAGGGATCCCCGCAGACGCGAGGAGGACATCCGCTGTGCGAAGCTCGTTCCAGAAGTCGACGGAGTCCGGGATCCGCGCTTGGACCGCGGAGAACGGACTCGGAGCAGCTCCAATCGCAATCGTCGTTGCCACCCACCCGGTCGTCGTCAACTTCGCGAACGCCCCAGGATCCTCCGCAGCGGCGGTCAGGCCTCGCCCGGCAACGGCAACTCCACAAGACGAGGCAAGAGCGGAAACCCCATTCACGTAGTTGACCGGAAACGCAGTCAGTGGAGAACCATAGGCCCCAGAACAATCATGGGCCTCCGCTGCGATCCAGAGACGGTCTGCAGCCGGTCCCGGAGCGAGGTTCGGAGAGTTCGGGGTGGTCGATCCGCCCGTGGCCGCCGCTGCCGCGATGGGAGCTCCGAGCCAACCAGAAACGCGATACGCGACGTGCGCGGAGCGACACCCTGCACTCGTCGTGACCATCACGATGTCACCGTTCTCCGAGCCCGTCGCCGTTCTCCACGCGGCTTCCAACCGCACCGAGCTCCCATTGTTCGCGCCGAAGAATTGAGTCCATCCGGCTGGCCAGGTCACGGTCGGGTTAGCCGAGAAGGAGGCAAACGCAAGGAGCAGCTCTCCGGCCTGGACCCCTTCTGGGAGTGCGATTGTATGCGCTGTGATGTTCGCGTCGATGGCTTCACCGCTTCGAGATTTTCCGACGACTCGAGGAGGACGAGTCCCGATGATTGACGCCACGATGCCCGGACCTCGGTTCCCGGGATCCTGTCCGAGGAAGACGACGGCCCGTCCAGGCACGATCGTCCGGAGAAGATTGACCATCTCGCGAGGGAGGGGAGCCACCACGTTGACCGTCTCTGTGATCGGATCCGGGACCGTGCTCGGGGTCAGATCGTAGAACGCAAGGGTGTGATCGGCGACACCACTTCGGTCGTCGTGTTCAAAGACCATGTCTACGACAAACGGATCGACCGGCCGCACGGGGAAGTCCCCCGGGAACCGGAACGCTCGGAGCACGACCTCTGCCACGTCAACGTCCCCCGGTCCCTCGATCAGAGGAACTCCGGAGGGAACGATCCAAGACTCCGCGATCGGATCCCCGAGTACGTCCATGGCGACCGACATCCCGAGGAACGCGCAGTACTTGAGCACCGAAGCAACGTGGATCACGTTGTTCAGGTTCGAGCCGACGGACGTGGCTTGTCCGACGAGCGAGACGCGCATGTTACGGAAGGCTATCTCCGCGGGCAGTCGAGGATTCCCCCACCGACGCGATGAGAGAGACGGCTACCCAATACTGATTGGGACGAGCGCCCAACCCCCAGCTCTTTGCCTCACCGGGCTCCAACCTCCGCCCGATCGAAGCGGTGCAGTCCGCGACGGTCTGGTCGTTTCTCCACGGACACACGAAGATCTCGTTCGTGGCACCGACGTTCTTGATCCAGACCGTGGACGGGTACTCCGTAAGGGTAACCGTTTGGCTGGTGGCCGAGACCGTGATCGAGTTGTTGACCCAATCATCGGAGGCAGCCACCCCCGCCACGAGGGCGAGCAGTACCACCAGAATGCGTCGCATCGTTCCTCCTCGGAGCCCTTGGCCCCAGTTCCTACCCATCGTCGCCTCCCTACGGGTAAACCGGCGGCGTATAGAGCCGCCCCGTGGGCACGCCGTCCGCCCCGCGCCAAGAGATGTAGTGCTGATGATTCCCGGCCGGCGTGTTCTCCATTCGCGCGATGGCCACCGCGCCTTGGCCTGTCCAGATCGAGCTATCGTTTTCGACATTCACGCCATGGGTACCAGGCGACGTCGGGGTGCGCACGATCCACGGCCAGATCGCCGAGCTGAAGATCCCGGGGGCGACCTCGACCGACGCCATGTCGCAGGCCGTGAAACGGATCTTGCCGGCGACGCTCCAGTGGTAGCGGATCGGGATAAGGGCGGCGACGCCATAGCCGGTGCCGGGAACGTCGACCACCGCCGAGTCCACCCTGCCGCCATTGAGCACCGTATGGGCAGCAGCGTTGACCCCGGCGCCGCCGATAGCCACGGCTGGGGGCGACGTGTAGCCCTCTCCGCCGTCGATGACGTTGATCGCCTTCACGGCGCCGTCTGGTCCCACGATGCCGACCGCCTTCGCCCCGGTTCCACCGCCCCCTACGAATGTGATCGGCGCCGCGAGCCCGATGCCGTTGGAGCACTGGAAGCTCGGCGCGATGATCTCCAGCGATTCCGCGTACCCGATGTCCACGCCCACCATGCGCCTTGGGTCTGCTGCCGCGCCGCCCCCGAGGTTGGGCGAGTTCATCACGAGGCAGCGTGCGAGCTCGGTGCTGTACTTGCCGATGACCGCGGGGTGGATGACGTTCTCGCAGTAGTAGGCGTTGATCGTGTTGGCGAAGGACTGGCCCACGTAGAGACCGGTGATGCCGCCCTGTGCCACCAAGTTGTCGAAGACGTTGGCCGCCGGCATCTCGGCAATCGAGCCGATATAGATGTTGTACTCCGCACCTGAGTTCGAGGAGTACCAGAGGCGACACGCGTTGGCGTTGAAGGCTTGCCCGGCGTGGAAGCACTTGCCCGTGATGATCGGCCCGTTGCTGTAGAGGCGCGCGAACTCGGAGCCGTAGGTTTGGTCGAACACGAAGCCGTCGGTGAACTGGCCCGACAAGAGCCTCACGTCTCGCACCGCGCAGCCCGTGTGCTTGCGGACCTGAAGCGCGATGTCCGCAGTCCCTCCGATCCCGATGTGCTCGACGCTGGCTCCGCCGGGGCCGTAGTCGTCATCGAGCAGGAGGGCAGGGCCTGCCACGTTCACGGGACGCAGGGCAGAGCCGAGGCCGGCACCGTGAAACCTGACGCCGGGTGGGACCGTGATGGTGGCCGTGCTCTTGTACTGCCCCAGCTGAAGATAGACATCCCCACCCTCATCGAGCGCCGCCTGGATCGCGGCGGTATCGTCCCTCACGCCGTCCCCTGCGGCGCCGAAGGCTCGCGGATTCGAGATGCCATACTGGTCGCCCATCAGGGGAAGGTGATCGCCGCAGTCGTCGTCATGTTCGCCCGGACGTTGATGGTCATGGTCTGCGGGGCTGCCGTGTTGTCGGTACAGGTCACACTCAGATCGCAGTTGGTAGTGTTGACCACATTCGTCCACGTGCAGACAAGCGTGTTCGCGTTGCTCGACGCGGTAAGGTCGGTGCCCACAACACCGACTGTGCATGTCGGGGTGCCGGCCTTGTTCACGCCCGCGAATCGGACGACCCCCGCCGTCGTTCGGTGGTCAGTCCCATCAGTGGACTGAGCGTTCCAGAGCACCTCCCCAGCCCGGAAGCCGGCCGTGGCGATCGGGACACGAATCACTGGAGTGGCTGCCGCTGCGTCGGTGAGTGTCTTCGCAACGCCACCCAATAGTCCCGAGCTTCCCACGGTCAGGGGAAGCGTCCCAGATACAGTCTTGATGATGAAGGAGTTCGTGGAGAACTCTATTCCACCGCCGTAGAAGAGCGCACGATTGCTGCCAGCTCCGGAGATGTGTAGTCCGGGATTCGCGTCGAAGTAGATCCCCGTGTTCGGGCTTGCGGCGCGCGCCAAGGATGGAGCTGCGGCGCTCCCGTCCGGCAGCAGCAGCGGCCCCGTCAGCGTCCCGCCCGTGAGCGGGAGGCCACTCACCCCCGTGTACGAGATCCCGCAACTGGTGCAGCCAAGTCCCTGCGCCTGCGACGTCCCCGCCCACATCAGCGCCAGCAGCGCCAGCACTGCGATCAGTAGCCTTCGCATCGTCATCTCCTATCGAACGAACTCGATAGCACGGACGTCGGCCGCGGGAAAACGCATGTTGGCCCCCGCGAAGACGAAGTCCACACGGAACTCCCCGTCCACCGCCACGATCTCGACGGCCTTCACCGGCGCGTAGATCACCGTAGCTCCGTCCTGCGAGCACGTCACCTTCAGATGTGGATTCATCGTCGCCTCCTCATTTTCAACGCGTCAACAGTTCCTTGGCACACGCGTCAGACTCGATACGTGATGCGCTTGCATGGCCCGCCCCGCACCGCGTTGATGACCTGCGGCTTGGTCACGACGCCTCCCCACTAACCGCCTCTGCCTTGAGATACGACCCTGTCAGGTTCCGGGGCAGAGCCCTCATCCACTTCTCGGGGTCATCGATCGACAGGACAACCTCGCCTCCCTCCGTCAGCATGTCGTCGAGAAGGATCATTTCGAGGACCGCGGGTTCCACCCCCTCGATCTCGATCACCCCCTCCTCGGACAGGGAGAAGATCCCAGCGAGGTCCTGCCCCCCGCTTGCCGTCGTCCGCCAGATTCGAGTCTTCAGCGCCATTTTTAGAACCCGTCCCCGTAAAGGTCTTTCCAGCTCCCCGCCTGCGACGCCTTCAGGATTCTCCGCATGGTCCGGTCGACAGACTTCTGCGGAAGCCCCAGCTTCGTTAACGTCGACTTGATCGCCCCGCGATTCGCGACGTACTTCCGGGCGACCTCTCGAGGAGAAGCAAACTCCATCCCCCTCTGGACAGGGTTAGTCACGTTGTAGAGGAGCTTCTGGTTGAAGGTCGGATGCTCTGCTCGGGTCTCTCCGAAGGACAGCCCGTGGTCGATCAACTTGATTCGACCGTCGTCGTCGGAGACCATCCAGTTCCCTTGATGCCGATCCTGATTCCCGATGATGTAGTCGAACATCGCAGCGCGTTGAAGATCGTCTGTGGCTCGGTCCTCCTGTCCGGGGGTCACCCCATAGGACCGAGCGAACCCCTCCGCCCCTCCCTTCGCGACGACGGCGTATGCAGTCTTCGCGTTGGGAACGAACGCTTGGAGCGAACCCTTCTTCCCGTTGATTTCCCGGACGACCGTCGGCGCGACAAGGTCGTCAGCCCCTCCGAGCTTCGCGACTTCCCAGGCAGCGGCTTCCCGCTCGGAGACCTTTCCGGTGATCCCCCTCCGGAGGAGTTCCTCCGGACGGATCTTCCCGGTCTCTCCCTCTGGAAGCTTGAAATGCCCGGCCGGAGCCTCCTCAGGAGAAAGAGGTCGGGTCTCCGGCTTGAAGACCGCCTTCTGTCCGTTGTCCAGGGTGACGACGTACGACTCGGTGATTCCACCGCCGAGAATCTTCTGGTCTTTGACCAGAGGCGTGGAGAGGGCATCCTCCTTCGCCTTGTGCTCAGGGGAAGAGACGTACTCGTCTGAGACGTCGTCGCTCGGAGGTGCGGGGCCTCCAGGGCTGGCGTCGGGCAGGGCAGGTGCAGGTGCAGGCTGTACGGGCTCCAGCTTCTCCGGGCCCAACCCCAGCTTCTCCCGACGAAGTCTCTCGTTCCTCTGCTTCCGGTACTCGGCCTGCGTCTTCTTGTGGATCGCGTTGTATTCCTTCCGCCGGTCCTTCGCGCGAGTCGCGGGGCCCTTGGCGACGCCTCCTTCTCCTGGGGCAGACCCTCCGACCTGTCCTGGGATCCCAGCGTGTCCAAAGTTCCCGGAACCGACCCCTCCCGCATCCCGCGCGACCCACTCCTTCTTCAACTTGATCTTCGCCGCTTCCGGGTTCTTCACGTGGATGTACTGACCGCCAGCAGATGCGATCCCAGCGACCCACGGATGCGTGGAGAGGAACTCCTCAACTTGTGGAGGAGGCGACGTGAAGAAGTCCGCGCTTTCGGACTGGAGCTTCGGGAATATACTCTCCCATTCCTTTGTCCCCTCCTCGATGATCGCGGACTTCTGGATGACATACGTCGCGTAGGTCCGACCTCCCTGTGCGTAGTCGGCCGCGAGTCCTGCATCCGTCGAGAAGAAGATCGAACCAGCTTCAGGAATCGTCCCTCCCCGAGCGACGACGACGCGATTTCCCTCCCACGTAATCTGCTTCTGGACAGCGGAGATGATCCGCTCAGGAACGTCACCGCTCCCTTCTCCAGACCCTCCGACCTCTCCGGGTCGTCCACCATGCCCGAAATTCCCACTCCCAGGTCCTCCCAACATCCGGAGGAACTCCGTGTGGAACCCGGAGCAGGCTTCGTTCAGAGGACGGAGTCGGGACGACGTAGCGGCTGCCGCCCTCGCCTGTCCTCGCGGTTGGAGACCCTGTGCACATCGGCACTGGTTGTGAGCAGGAGGTCCGCTGAGCTCCTCTCCGTCGGCTTCTGCATCCCGGAACGTCCCGTCAAGATCGGCGGTGGCCCCTTCGAGCCCCTCGCAGATCGGGCACAGCCGGTCGTCCGGGGTCACGATCCAGACTCGCTCGACTTCCTCCGGATCGAGGAGCCCCTGCTCTGCAGCATCCAGCCAGACGATTCTCTGTCCTTCGTTCGCAGCTTGGATCGTCTCCGTCCGGGCGATGTTCTCGGCGCGGTCCGCAAGAAGCTTGTCCGCGTAGCGGTCGAGCTGTCTCTCGATCGCAGCCTCGTCCTCTGCATCCTCTTCAAGGCGGAGGCGGAGCCTCTCCACGGCTAGCTCCTGACCATCCGTCAGGGAGATGACTCTCCGGATCTCCCGAGCCGTCTTGTCTGTGGGGATCCCCCTCTCGAAGGATCGGAGGAGAGCAGCACGGACCGCTGCCCGGCTTCGCGCGGACAGCCCCTCGATCAACTCCCCGCCATGCTCCTTGATCCAGTCGGCAGCGGCTTGGTTGGTCAGGTCGAGCCGAGCCTTGACCGGCTTCGTCTTCCCCGCTCCGATGCGAATCCCGTAACGCCCGACATGCGAGGAGTAGCCTCCTGTCACCCGCTGGAGAAGCCCACGGAGGGAGGCTTCCACCGGGCCCCGAAGCGCATCCCGGAAAGTCTCCCCGGCAAGTGCACACGCCTCGTCGACCTTCCTCCCCCGAACGAACTCATTGAACGTGAAGAGGTCAAGACCATTCCGGGAGACGGCCGCGGCGCCGGTCACAGCCTGGCGGAACCCTTCCCGGGAGTTGTCCGCAGCCCGGCGGATGGTCATCCATTCCGGTTCCAGGGAGATAGCCGCGAGCCGAGACGGGACGACCACGGAGAACCGGAGAAGACTCATGCGGGAGAGGCTCCTTCCTCCGGAACCGGGGCTTCCATCTCTTCGTCTTCGGGGAGGGGGTCAAGGCCGAGAACACGATCCCGGATCTCCTCCGGAGTCACGACGACGCCTCCGGCCGCCCCACTGAGCCCGGCCCAGGCAGACGCGACCTTCGCTTGCTCGTCCTGGGTGAGAGTCTTGATCTCGGGCCAGCGGATGTCGTACTCCACCGGAGTCGGGACAGCCCCGACTCCTGTCACGCGTTCCACGAACTGCCTGACATGAGGGTCTCCGACCTTCGCACGACGCGCCTTGACCCTCTCGTTCCAATTCTCCTTGTCCTGGGTCGACGCCAGCTCCCCGCGCTCACTCCCGAGGAGGATCCTCTGGGGGATCCCCGTCGCGCCGGAGACCAGGGAGATGATCGACATGACCTGGTTGTTGAAGGTCGAGACGTCGGATCCCTTGACCTCGAGCTTCATGCCTCGGGTCGCGATCGAGCGTCGCAGCTGGTGGGAGAATTCCTCGGCCTCGGCCTCGAGCTTCTTGATCTGGTCCGGACCGATCTTCACGTCCTTCTCCACGTTCCAGTGGTACCCCTGGTGGATCCTCAACCAGAAGGCTTCGGAGCCTCCACCGACGATCTTGTCGAGGTCGTCGAGACGGTTCCAGACCTTCTCGAGGCGGGGAGTCCCGAAGACTGCGTCTTCCAGGATACCGTCGGCAAAGTGGAGAACTCTCGTCCAATGGACCTTTCTCGTGAAGGCGCTACGCCCAGCAACGGCTCGTGCCCCCGTCGTCGTCGACCTCTGGACGGTGTACGTCAGGGGCATCCCGAAGCGGGGACTCTCCGTGTTCTCGTCGCACGTCTCGATCTGGACTTCGTCCGGACCGTACGGCGTGAGATAGAGAATCTCCTCCTGGGAGGACATCGGGGGGAGTTCCTCTTCGAGCTTCCCTGCGGCCCCGATCAGGACGATCGCGAACTCACCGAGGCCTGCGAGGATGTCGACCCGGTTAAAGACGGACCAGACCCCGAGCCTCTTGTCGAGGGCATCCATCTCGGCCTCGAACGGGGTCAGTGCCTTCGGGTTCTCGTCTTCGACTAGCTCGAGTCCTCCGGACCAGGTCGCCTCCGGGAACGCCTCCACGATCCTCGCCGCGATGTCTCCCCGCTTGTAGCGGTCACGGTAGTCCTTCGGGGAGAGGGCTCGAGGATACCCGAGAACGGAGTAGAGGTCTCTCTTCCCTCCGAAGGTCAGGCCTGCTGCGGAGGCGAGGTTGAACCTCGACATCAGATCGGATCCCGCCCCGGCCAACGTCCGGAACGCCCCGAGCACGGAGAGGCCTTCGTTGTTCGGTTGCCGCTGCGCCCGTCGTCGAAGCCAAGGCATTACCAGAGCACTCCACCTGACTCTTCCTCCTCCTCCGGAGGATTGAGGAAGGCCAGCATAAGGGCATCAGCACGGTCAGGAGAGGCAAGCCCCCTCCGGCGCATGTCGTCTTTCGACTCGACGAGGATCTTCCCCTTGGAGGTCCGCTTGTACTTCATCGAGGCGAGTTGGTTTGCGAGATCGTCATCCTCCTCGTCGATGTCGATTGCACCGGAGAGGAAGCGTTCGCGGAGCTCCCAGTAGGCCTGGGCTCGGAGGTTGGCGAAGCCGTCTCCCCCGAACTCCGCAGAGGCTTCCGCTGTCTCCGTCGGAGAGACGGACACGTTGATTCCTCGGACAGGCTGGTTCTGTTCACGGGCACGGTCGACGAGGCCTCGGCCTATGCCGATGGCATCGACCTTTGCAATGCTCGCACGGGTACTCCGGAGGTCCGCCAGGAGGTTCCCGCAGGAGATCATGGTGTCCGGTTCCTGATCCTCCCGGATGATCCGGGCGACGGGACCTCGCCTCCGACAGACAACGTTCTTGTCGCCTCCGGCACCGACGTCGACTCCGAGCTCGTCGGGTTGATCCGGACGGAGCTCTCGAGCTTGAGCCGCCTTGATCGCGGAGAAGGGGATGAGCCCGTCCGCGACGCGGTCCGGGAAGCGCCCGAGAACCTTCGCCTGGTAGAGAGGAGACTTCTCTCCCCACTTCTTGCGCTTCTCCTCGACCCAGAGTCGGCCGACGAGGACGTGTCGGAGTTCCTCGGGAACGTCCTCACCCGTGAAGTTCGGAGTATCGAAGACCGAGATCGGGATGGTGTTCCAGGAGGAGCCCGGCTTACAGACTTCTGCAAACTCCGAGTGAGGGTCGTCGGGGTTCCCGATGGCCAGGAACCGGGAGTCGTCGTTCGCGATGAGGCTGTCCGCCGCATCCCAGAGAGCCTTGGGCATGCCGCAGGCCTCGTCGAAGACCACGAGGACGCGTCGAGCGTGGATCCCCTGGAAGGCGCCTGGGTCCATGTCGGCCGGCTTCTGCCCGAAGGCTACGAGCTCCTCCTTGCCGGTCCTCGGATTGACCATGAGCCATTCCGTCTGGTTCGTACGCCCGGGGAGCTGTCCAAGGCCGTGGGCTCGCCCGATCTCCCTCCAGAGGATGGCCTTGACCTGGCGACCGGTAGGCGCAGACGTCACCGCGAAGGCTTCGCCCGGACGATGGACATCAAGCCACCAGGAGACGATGCCTGCGGCGATGTAGGACTTCCCCGCTTCGTGGCAGGAGGGGACCGCCGTCTTCCGGTGCTTACGCACGGACTCCATGATCTTCTTCTGGATGGACCAGAGGTACGCACGGAGCCGTTCCTCCGCCCAGGTGGTAGGGTCCCCCACCCAGACCCTCCTGCGGAGCTCCCGTTCGATCGCGAGGAGTTCTTCTCGGGCAGCACCGACCGTGATCTGTTGCCCGATCTCACAGGTGAGTTCAGCCCGTTGAGCAAGCTCAAGGGCGAGGGCCTCCTGGTCCGGAGAGAGCATCTCCGTGCTCATGCTCCGAGCTCCCCGATCTCTTCTCGTGTGACGAGATTCATGACCTTGCGAATACGGGAGGCCTCGGCGTCGGCTTCGGCCCGGGCATCCGCCCGTTCCTTCGTCCGGGCAAGAGCCTCGTCAGTCTGGGCGGACGCCGCCGCCCGATCCTCCTCCTGTGGAGGACGAGGGACGAGACGGAGAGTCCTCGCGAGCGTCTCCGCACGATCCGCAAGGGCAGCCGCCGGGAGATCCTCCAGATCGAAGGCACCGGGAGCTCCGACCTCGACCTTGTCCGGGGGCTTGCCCCATCCGTAATGCATGATCGCGATCTCGACGGCCGGAGCCAGCTCCCGCTTTCGTGCCGCAGCGAGAAGCCCTTGCTGGTACAGCGGATCTCGGAGAATCGTCAACGCGAAGAGACGGGCCTCGTTCCGTTGCGCTCGAGAGAGACTCCCACCCTTCTCCGAGGGGAGGACGGTCGTCGTCGACTCAGGCGACAGCACTGCCGTCCTCCGATCCTCCAACCGTCCACCGCAGCTCCGGAGGGAGAGTCCCCTTCCGGAGGGCAAGCCAGGCTTCTAGCGCTCGCTCCTCAGAACGAAGCCGAGGCTGTGCTCCGTCTTGGACTTCCAGGAGACGATCCGGCGAGAGCCGGCGCAGCCCGAGAACAGCCCGAGCGAAGAAGACGAGGCTGGCCTCGGCACGAGAGCGAGTCTCGGATCGCAGACTCCGAGCGGAGGATTGAACGGGCAGCGTCGGGAAGGATCGGAGAGGAGCCATCTCGTTTGTTGTTCCAATTATGATGTAGAAAGGACCCGATGTCAACCCGGATCATTGACGGAGGAAGGGAAAGTATGTGAGGACGTCGTGGGCTTCGCGGGCTTCGCGGGCTTCGACTGCGTGTTTGCGAGGGGGCGGTGTCGAGCCTCGGGTCGGAGGATGTCTCGAGCTTTCGAAGAGGATTGTCCCAGACGTCTTTCGGACGCCCCGAAGATCGTTTGTTTTCAACAATATAGGAGTGGTTCTTTACCCTGATCTTTGTAAGTTGTTGATTCTAAACGAGTTACAACGCAGATTCACATTCTATATCGGAAGCAACACCCATTGCGGAGGCGAACTTTGGGTGTGGATATACATATAACATAGTCATAACGTTATGGAGAAACGTCCTAAAGACGTCCAGAAGACGTCCGTTTCCTCACAATGAAAAGCAATGTAAAATAAGAGCCTGCGATAGGAGGCTATGCCTTGATTAAGGAGCGTGCGGGGTGTCGGAATGTGATTGTCAGGGAGAGGCTCCGGCCGGGCTTCCTGTATGATACGTTTCCAGGGGGGCTTCGCGTTCGAGCGCTTCGTGCGGGGGAAGTCTGGGACGGCCTCACCGCGATGGTGGAGGGGGACTGGACCCTACACTCTCTTACTCCTGCCATGCGGAGGCAGATGAAGAAGATGCTCAAGGAAGGGTTCTGGCCGGAGGGGCTTCACCGGGATCCGAACTCCGTTCCTCTTCCCTGCCCGCAGCATGCCGGGTGTTCTGGAGCCTGTCCGGCTCGGCCGATTGAAGGGGAGCCGGAAGCCGGGCTCCGACGGCGGACCGCATGAGCGGGATCGTCGTGAGTCTGGAGCCTGACGATGCCGACGCTGACGTCGCGAAGCTGGTGACCCTCCGATACAATGCACTCGTAGAGATGAATGCGCTGCGGGTCGGAACGGGGCTCGCTCCCTCGAGAACGCTTATTGCGTTCGCGCATGAGGTGAAGCTGGTGCAGGGGAGGACGTACGATTTCCTCCTGAGGGTTGCCGGCGCTCCGGTCCGGAAACTTCCAAGCAAAGCACAGATCGCGCTCGCGGGATTGGTCCCGTTGATAAAGCGCTCGCACATGCTCCGGAGTCGTCTCGAAGCGGTTCCGATCTCGGAGATCAGGAGTCGGGAGAAGGCAGCGGCGGTTCCCCCAATCCGGAAGAGTAGTGGGCGGGCAACGCCGGCGTTGGGGGAGAGGGCGGAGGAGCTCGAGAAGGTTCGAGGGGTAGTAAGCCGGTACTGGCCCCGACACTGGCCGGTTCTCGAAGCGGAGCTGGCCTGCTGCGGAACGCTTCTCCTGGAGAATGTCACGCAAGGGCTCGCCCTGATGATCGTCGGAGAGTCCGGAGAAGGGAAGGGAACGACTCTGGACATGTTCGAGGGGGCGGAGCGCGTCCTCAGTATGGGGAAGTTCACGATCGCGTCGATGATGTCGGGCTACGCAGGGGAAGGCGTGACAAAGGAACACCAAGAGGAGATTTCCCTCACGGAGATGGTCAAGCATAAGGTTCTCGTGACTCCGGATCTCGGCCCTCTCTTCCGAGGAGGAACGGCTGAAGCCCGTCAGAGCATGTACTCTGAGATGCCGGATTTCGTTGATGGGCGTGGAATCGTACGCATGACCGGGACGCACGGCCTCATGGGGAAGAAAGGGGACTACACCTTCGTCTGGCTCGGAGGGACAACCCCGTTTCATACGGAGACCTGGGCTGCGATGGCAACTGTCGGGCCTCGTCTCCTCTTCATGCGCCTGCGGGCGGCAAAACCGGAGGATCCATACGTCTCCGCGGCGGAGTATGGTCCCGTCAAGGCACGGTGTGGGGAGGCAGTCCGCCGGTACCTCGAATGGATATTCTCGAGGTATGAGACGAGGACGCAGGCCTGGCCGCCGATGTCCGCTGAGGTGGAGCGGAAGGTTCTCCACTATGCAGAGCTCATAGCCTTGGGCCAAACCTACCTCGCGCCGCGGGCTTCCGCCTCAGACGATCCGGTCCGTCCGACTCCAAACCATCTCTACGAGCGCCTCGCGATTCTGGCATCAGGTCTCGCCTTTGTCCGAGGGAAGGTTCTCGTCGACGAGGACGAGCTGAAGACGATTCGCTGGATTATGGCGTCGAACGCTCCGAAGGTTCGGGGACCCGTCATTCGGGCCTTGGATGAAGGCCACGTCTCGATCCCAGCCATTGCAGAAGCGACACGGCTCCGGTATCCTCAGGTCCAGGCGACTCTTGAAGAGCTTCGCCGACTCCGAATCGCCCAGCAGGTGACAATCGGGAAGCAGGGGGGCGTAGCCGGGACGTGGGGATTCTGTCCGAAGCCGGAGGATCCGTGGGCAGGGATCGACTGACGTCAACGTCGGGCGAAGGGAGGGAGGGCACGCGCGAGCGAATCACCGAGACGGAACTGCTGTACTGGGAGACGCGAGGGGGCCCACAACTGCGCCTCGTCACCGAAGTGCGCCGGCTACGCGGGATCGTCCTGTCCTCCGCGCGTCAGGTCAAGGGATCGCCACCTCGGCACGAGGATCTGTCACAATACTTCGATGTGCTGATTGCCGAAGCCGATGCGATCCAGGCCGAGCTTCTCCTCGCGGTGGCAACGTCGGACAAAAGGAGGGAGACGTAGATGAAAAGCGGAGTGTATGGATACTACCACTGGGGAGAGCCCGGACCGACCGGCCTGCTGGAACGTCGGAAGGAACGGAGCAGTGAACAGTTCCAAGAATCGAGGCCTCCGAGTCGTCGCCCTCGGATCGGAAGAAGGAGCAATGGTCGTCCACTTCTCCTCTCGGAGTGAGAGGGATTCGCCGCAGCGGACGGCCCTGCCTGCCTCCAGATGAAAAAGGAAGCGAGGACGCACTCTCGCCTCCCGCCTCGGGCTACCGGGATGGAAGTGGCGGGCTTGGAAGTGGCTCCACCCGCCCAGTAGTCCGAGGTCCGATTCCGGCTTATGCCTTCTTCGCCGACGCGGTCACCGCCACGTCCTCCGCCTCGTCTCGGGCCCGCGCCGCCTTGTCGGCTCGCCTCCGCCACTCGACGCTCTTGAAGCCCTTGACGAGGAAGGCGAAGGCCTTCTCCGGGCCTCCGATCTTCTTGAACTTGTCCTTGACCGCGATGTCGAGGGTCTTGTACGGGAACGTCACCTGCTTGTTCTCGGGCATGCTGTCCTTTCTCCTTCTGCCTGCGTCCGGACTTGGAACCGGACTGTAGCATTACGGCTCAGGCCTGTAACCACCTCAACAGGTCCGAACCGTCCTCTGCTTTCGGCTTTCAGCCTGCGAACCCGCTGACCGGGCCGATCCATGTCAGCAGGTGGTTCTTCTCTTCGACCAGCCCCTTCGCCTTGAGGACTGTGATCACGGATGTGTACGACTCGAGAGTGAGGTGCCCCATGAGATGGGCGTAGACCTCACCGCTCGGGACTGGCCTCCCGAGATCTCGAATGCACTCGCCGACCGCCATGACAATGCCGAGTGCAGCACGGTCTTGGGCCGTCAGCGAGGAGCTCACAGCTCCTCGATCGTCACGCGGATCCGCTTCGCGTGCTCGCCGATCGGCTTCGGGATGTAGAACGACGCGTTCTTGAGCGCCTTCTTCGCGTCTTCCGGCTCGATCCCGAGGATCCCCGTGATCGGGATGGTGTCGAGCGCCTCGAAGTTGAACCTCACCGAGTGCTTCTTCTCCTCGGGCTCCGCCATCGTGAACGTGACCTTCATTCTCTTCCTCCTTGTGAGATGACAATCCGCGGTGGGTCACGCGTCGCTGCGCACGACCTACCGCCGAGTGTCAGTCTTCCTTCCCGGTCTTCGACGCCCTGTCCGCGACGTGTACGATCTTCCCCGTGCGAAGCGTCTCCTCGACATGGCACGAACACTCACAGAGGATGTTGGCCCGCCCTTGGGCAGCCGGACCGCGGCCGAGTACCGACCCTCCCGGACACGCCTTGTGGTAGCCGTCCCCGCATTCATCTGCGATGATGGGCCTCCTCATCACTGCCTCCCGCAGGTATCGCAGGAAACGAACTTCTCTTTGAGGCAGAGCCCCAAGAAGAACAACGGGATCCCGACGAGAAGTGGGGATCCGACCAGCCCGAGGACGATACAGACCCATCCTCCAGTACTGATCTTCCCTACGGTGAACACCTGCTGACCGCAGAAGCGGCATGGGTGTGTGACCTGGTCATTCATTCTCTTCCTCCTTGCCTTGCCGGACTTGGGACCGGCACGTGGTTTAAGGCGGTTCACAGACCGCCTCCCTCACCATCACATCGTGGTAGCACGAGTGGACGCAGTACAAGTGGTTCCGTCCCCTGCTCGGAACGTGTAGTTCCCGGTGTACGTGGTCCCGGGGGAAAGACCTCCCGTCAGGACAGCAGCACCGACCGCCTTACCACTGTCGGTCCGGCTCGCCTGGACTCCTCCCGGATTCGTGACAACGGTCACGGTCACGTTGGTGGACTCCGACGCGTACCAGGTGAACCCCCACGGAATGCTCGTCGAGGTGATGGAAATCCCGCTGACCGAGGCCTCGCAGGTCAGGGTCAGGGTGGGTGGAGCCGGAGTCGGGGTGGGTGCTGGGGTGGGCGCCGGAGTCGGAGTCGGATCCGCCTTCGGTGGCGGAGGTGCCTGCGGGGTTGGAGTCGGAGTCGGATTTGGATTCGGATTCGGACTCGGAGTCGGCGACGCGACAACGGCAACAGGCTCCGTCGGGTCGACGGTGACTCCCGTTAGCGTGTCGGAGCTTCCCCCACCACACGCAACGAGGCTGACAACGGCCAGGATGACAAACGCCAAACGCTCTCTCATTCTCTCTTCTCCTTGCTCAGGACTTGGGACCCAAGCTGTGGTTTAGTAAGGGCTCATGCCCTTACCCCTCACCCTTCACTCGTCGGCAACGAGAGCCTCCGCCGCTCCCTGCCAGTTCCCGGCCCGCAGCATCCTCTCGATCTCGTCTGTCTCTTTCCTCGGCTCTTCCTTCGGGGTCGTGACCCCGTCGGCGCTCACAGGCCTCGGAGACAGCCCGAACTTCCTCCGGAGCTCCGCCTCGCAGTCCGGACAGATCCCATGAGAGATCAGCCCGTTCAGCTTTGCGATGCAGAGTCGCGTTCCGAGAGGCTTTTGACAGCCTTGACAAACCACCCGGAACGTTCCGACCAGAAGTGGCTTCGCCATCTTCCGTCCTCCCTCCTGACCGAGACTTGGGACTCGGTCCGTGGTTTAAGGCGCGAGCGTCCGCGCCTCCCTCACCGGCAACGCCGATCAGCTGAGCTTCAAGCCCAGCTTCGCGGCCTCCGCGAGCACGAGCCTCCGCTGCGCGGCCTTCGCGGCGTTGCGCGCCTTCTGCGCGACCTTGAACTCCGGCGTCTGCCGCCGGGCCTTCGAGGCCGCCCGCTTCGCCTGCAGCTTCGCGAACTCCGCACGGACCGCGGAAGCGTCCATCACCGGCGCGCTCTTCTTCGTGTCGTTTCCCATTCTTCTCTCTCCTTGAAAACCGGGTGGACTTGGGACCACCCTGTGGTTTACGAGGGGCTTCAGCACCCCTCGCCCTCACCAGCTTCAGAAGGCCACGACCAGGTTCGGGACCTCGTCGACGGCCGCCTCGATCGTGACGTCGTCGTAGTCGTACGCGACGTTCTTCGCGATCCGGCGCGCCCACTCGTAGGACACGTCGAAGTGCTTCGCGATCGTACGGATCGACCAGCCGCGCTCGAACATCCCGCGGATGGAGGACTCGCGCTCGCGAAGCGAACCGTCGCGGACCGTGCGGTCGGACAGGTCGTGCGCAGTGAGAGTGATCTCGGCAACGGCAACGGAATTCGTGTTTTCCATGGATTCTCCTCGAACGCGGGACTTGGGACCCGCAAAGTGGTTTAGGTGTTCCACAGTGGCAACGGGCCACTGCGAAGCACCCCCTCACCATACGTCTAGGAGAATGATTGATGTTTGTTCTGCCGGCATGGGGAGTCAGGCGCACCCATCCGTTCTGTTGGCTTCGCGTCGCGGACGGAAGTCCCGCTTCGCTCGTCGGTGATCCGATTGGGTTGCCGATTCAGGTTGCCGTACAACCGCGCTCGCGCGCGTTCTCCGTGGCGGGTTTTGTATCCCGCGCGGTGTGCTCGCCTCTGGTTTCTCACCCCGACCCTACAACTGCCCACGGCGGAGGTTCTCCCCGGCGTGGTCTTCGGTTTCGGGGGACCTCGGCCAGCTGCTTCGCTGCTCTGGTTCGTTCCCGACCCTGTCTGCGGTTCGTGGCTCGGCTTGACCCGCGCGCCCGTCCGCTTCTCTGTTGTCCCGTCCCTTCCGACGCTTCAATAATACGTCCGTCCCTAGAAAAACGCCCGAAGAATAGTCTGTTTAGAATCAACGACTTACAGCAGGTCAAAAAAGGGAGCAGCCGAATTCTCGATTTGAGACGAGGTCGCCTCGTCCGGTATTCCCGGTTTTGAGACAAGTCGACGAGTCGTCTGTCTCGAATCGAGGCCAGCAGCTGAGGAGCGAAACGCTCCACCGGTCGGACGTCGCCCGAAAAAGAGATACTTCTTCGGAGTACCTCAAAAAGAGGTCAAACTGACTGCGTTCCGTCTTCCAGGCATTTGGGGTATACTAACACCATGGAGGTAGGCCTAGCATGACACTGCACCTAACACCTGCACCCGCACGCGAACCCGGTTCTCCACGATGCCCGATTGCCCGCCACGACCACGCCCTGCGGCTGGTGAAAATCCATGCGAGCGTCTACGGCGAGCTCGCCTCGACGTGGGAATGCCCACTCGGAATGTACCGGTGGTTCCAACTCGGGACGAAGTGGGGCCAGCCGGTCAGCGACGCGATCCGCCAACGCCGTCCGCGCTTCGGGTGGCGGGTTCTATGACCGACGAGGAAGAGCTCGACAGCATGCGTGCAGCTCTCGCCTCGGAGCTCCTCCGGGAGGAAAGCCGGAAGGCCAAGCGGCGTGCGTACCACGGCGCGAACCGCGAGTCCCGCTGGGACAAGATCCAGCGCGACCCGAAGGCGTACTTCACGCGAAGCCGGGACTGGAAGGCGGAGGAAGCTGAACGCTTCGGTTGGGACCTGTCCATCATCCCCAAGCTGAACGTGACCATGCCTGGTGGAGTGACAAAGCAGGATCGGGAAGACCGCGCGACCGCACTTCGCCGTAAGCTGAAGGGGGGAACCCTGTGAAGCGGACAGGCTTCCGTCCAGCAACAGATGAAGAGCGCCTCGCCCATCGCATTCCCCCGATGTACGTCGACGCTCAGGTCGCCGTCGATCCGACTGCGGCTCTTCAAGCCGTTGCTGTCAGCCCTGCAACGGGGAAGACCCTGTACTTCTACAGTGAGGAACACCGCGAGTTGTCCACCGCCGACAAGTGGAACCGGGTCCGGCATGTCATGGCGAGCGTCGGCGAGCTTGCTTCACAGATTGACACCGCCGCCGCTGAAGGTCGGCCCGAGGCTCTGACGCTTCGCCTAATCCTGCAAACCGGAATGCGGAATGGCAATCCACCTCAGGGTGCTCTCGACGACAGCAAGGACTCGTACGGGGCTTCGAGCTTACTCCTCGAGCACATCCGGCTGGAAGCGCCCGATACCCTCCACCTCGCCTTCCCCGGGAAGAAGGGCGTCCCTCAAGTCTTTGAGGTCCAGGACGCCGTCCTCTACGCCTACGCTCAGGCACGGGCCGCTGCCGGCGAGGAACGTCTTTTCCCGCATCAAGCGAATGCCACGCTAAGGTACCTTCGGAAGCTGGACCCCGAGATCAAGGTCCACGACCTTCGAGCCTGGTACGCAAGCGCTCTCGCACAGGCTCTGATCCCATCCTTCGAGGGAGTCAGCGGACCGAAGCTGCCGAAGGCCATCGCCAAGATCGTAGCCGGCAAGCTCGGCAACACTGCCGGCGTCGCACAGAAAGCGTACATGCATCCGGGACTCTTCCCGGAGGAGGAGGAGGACTAGAATGGCAAAGACATCCCGTGACGCGGCAAAGTACCTCGCAGACGAGTCCGTGAAGGTAGCGAAGATGGCTGCCGACATGGAACGGGTCAGTCCGGGCCCGATGGTCAAGGCGTTGGTCCTACGTTCCGAGATCATGATGGACTGCGTTGAGATGATCATCAAGTGGGAGAAGGGGTAGGAGAATGCCCTGCAAGTGCACGCACGAGAACCACAGCCACGATTACTGCACCGGGAACAACTGCACGTTCCCTCCTCCCCAGCGCGCCCACTGGCACTCTGACCTCGTCCTGACCTCTCTCGGAGAGTTCGAGAACAAGCTTCAGATGAACTACCACTGCCGGGAGTGCGGACGCGACTTCAAGTTCGAAACGGAGAAGCTGTAACGGTGGAGGGGACGTACGAATGACGTCCCTAGCATTTCACTAAGGACGTATGATATAATTTGTCATGGTGGTTACAGGCTATCTCCCGCCTCTCGACCCCAAGACCCCGTATACGGCCTCCCGCCTGGCAGTCTTCGAGGATGGAACGACGATGCCTGTCCTCACCCTCCTCGCGGAGCAGAAATTCGGGACGATCCCCAAAGGTCTCTTCCCGTTCTGGCTGGACGGGGATCCCTCCCACGAGCATGTCCACAACGTCGAGCTCGCTCAAGCAACGAAGCGGGAGTACCGCCACCTCGGTCTCGGCGGCCCCGACTACCTCCGACGCTGGCAAGAGGCCAACCGTGAACGCGTCCGCGAACACACTCGGAACTGGCATCGCAGGCGCCGTGCGAAGCGCCGATTGCGGAGTCCCCTTGGGGCGTAGAGGCCCGCAGGCGGTTCGATCTCCGGTCCTGCGAGAGCAACGTAGGCGTTCTGCTGAGATACTTAACCGTATCGGAGAGGCGTTCGGCCTCTCCAAAGAACAAGTCCGACAGATCGTGAAGAGGGGAAGGGGCAAAGGGACATACTTGGGCGTCCTCAAGATTCTAGAGAAGATTGCCCCGGACGTGAAAAATCTTCAACGACGTCCGTTGCCATCATCCTCAAAACGTCCTATCATTGAAGCATTGAAGGACGAAGGTGCGGACACGCCGCACCAGGAGGAGAAACGACATGGCGAAGGTAACCCCCGAACCGACCCCGACCCCGGCCGCGAAGGAAGCCGCGAAGGCTCCCACCGCTCCGGTCTCCCTGCTCGACCGCATCAAGGCGCAGGTCGCCGCGATGAAGCCGGAGGAGGTCAAGGCCCAGCTCGAGAAGATCAAGGCCCAGCGGGCCAAGCACGGCGGCGGGAAGAAGGGCCCGCTGACCCCCGAGCAGAAGGCCAAGCGCACCGCGTACAACAAGCAGCGGATCCAGCGGCCGGAGGTCAAGGAGAAGATGAAGGCCTACCGGTCCAAGCCCGAGACCAAGGCCAAGCAGAAGGCCTACCGCCAGTCGCGCGCGGAGAAGGTCAAGCTCCTGCTCGCCAAGGCGAAGGAGCTGGGCATCGAGTAGACGCCCTCGGCGTCGCCCCGAACAACTCATCGGACCCCGTTCCCGAAGGGGGGTGCAAAGCAACGCGCCCCCCTTCTTCTTTTGGGAGGACCTGACGTGCGTGAAGCGCAAATGCAACAGCCGAACGGCCTGGGCCACTTCCACCGAGACATCGTCTCCGTCGCGGAGAGTGCACCATCTCATCGACCCTGCTGGAGAGCGGTCGTTCTGTCGTGCGGTCACACCAAACTGATGTCCGTACACGCGATCCGCAAGTATCATGACCACGCGACGCTCTGTATCCGGTGTTCTGCGAGAAAGCTTCGTCCTCTCGCGGACCGCGTCCTCGACCGGCTCCACCCCGCTGACTGTCGATGCGGGAACTTCTCCCTCAACGCGGTCCGTGCCGCCATCCTGGACGCGATCAAGGAAGAGACCCACCAATGACAAAGCGCCCCTGTCCTCGCTGCAAGAAACCGCGATGGTCCCGCACGCGTAGCTGGGACTTCCCACCGCCGTGCCTACCCTGCCGGAGGAAGGCCGGAGAGCCGAAGCGCGCGGCGAAGAAGCCTCGCTTCTGGACCTCGAAGAAGGCCACCGTGCTGACCCCTCCGACCCCATCGAAGAAGAAGAAGAAGCGCCCACCCCAGGGCAAGTGAAAGGACTTGACGTTATGAACCCAGAGAAGGCCATCGTCCTCCTCTCCGGAGGCCTCGACTCGTCGACACTCCTCTACCACCTCGTCAACGAGAGGAAGGAGGTCACCGCCCTCAGCGTGCACTACGGTCAGCGCCACGCGAACGAGCTGTCCTATGCTCGAGCCATCGTGCGTGACGCCGGAGTCCAGCTCGTAGAGGTCGCTCTCTCCGCCGCGCTCGCCCCGATCTTCGAGGGGGCCGAGAGCTCGCAGGTCGGACGACGCGAAGCCGTTCCCGAAGGGCATTACGCCGCCGGGAACATGAAGCTGACGGTGGTTCCCGGTCGGAACCTCCTGCTCCTCGCGGTAGCGGCGGCTCTCGCAGTCAGTCGAGGTGCGAAGGCTGTCGCCTACGCGGCTCACGCTGGGGACCATCCCGTGTACCCGGACTGCCGCCCCGACTTCATCCGTGCGACGGCCGAAGCTCTCTGGTCAGGGTATGGCCTCCACCTCGACGCCCCCTTCTCGGGGATGACAAAAGCCGAGATCGTCTCTCTCGGACACGTGCTCGGAGTCCCGTACGCTTACACCTGGTCCTGCTACAACGCGGGGCTGCTCCAGTGTGGGAGGTGCTCCACCTGCGTGGAACGGCGTGAAGCCTTCCACATCGCAGGGGTTCCCGACCCGACCACGTATCTGGACCAGACCGACTTCTGGCGGACGGTCGTTTCCACTCCTCCGCAGTCCTCGTGGTAGGGGCATCATGACTCCCGAGCAGTTCAAGAAGCTCCGAGCCGGAGACATCGTCCGTGGGAAGCGTTCCGGCGAAACCTACGTCGTCACCGGGAACTATGGGAAGCGCGTGACCGCTGTCCGGACAGCAGACCTGACACACCCCGACGAGTGGGATTGTCTGTCCTCCGGTAGCAAGACGGTCAGCGCATGACCTTCATCTCGCCGGCGCTTGCCAGCCCCTGTCCCGAAGACTTCGAGGTCGAGGAAGGGGAGTGGTTCGCAGAGGAGAAGTATGACGGGCACAGGCTCGTCGTGGAAGTCGGACTTCCGGATCGGGGACTCGGACCCGTTGTCCGGGCATGGTCCCGGGACGGGAAGGACCGGCTGCTTCCTCCGCATCTCCGTCTTCCACTCGAGACGCTTCTGCCCGGGGTCTACGACGGGGAACTGATCGTTCCCGGACAACGGTCCTACGGGGTTCCTGTCCTCGAAACCCTCAAGGACCAGGTCTACGTCCTCTTCGACGTTCTTCGGGTCGGCTCCGACGACCTGACGACGGCAGGCCTCGGTGCGGTGTACGCGGACCGTCGAGCGATGCTCGAAGAGATTGTCAAGAGCACGTTCCCGACGACGAGCATCACGCCGATCGCGATCCAGCTCGCGTGGTCCCGCCTTCTGGTCTCCGACGAGAACCTCCACGAAGAAGCGCTTGACGTCTGGGAACGGGACGGCGAAGGCCTCATCCTCAAGTCCGTCGCCTCGGTGTATGCCCCGGGGAAGAGACAGAAGGACTGGCTGAAGATCAAGCAGGTGAGGCAAGCCGTCCTCCGCGTGACGGGCTTCCGTCCCGGCAAGCTGGGCCCGCACTCAACCCTCGTTCTCGAAGACGAGGAGGGGGTTCAGACGATTGTCAAGTGGAAGTCGCTCGAGGAACTCGCGAAGCTCGACGCGAACCCGGAATCCGCGATCGGGCGCCACCTCGTGATCGAGTTCCAGGAGCTGACGCCTGACGGCAACTACCGGCACCCCCGTTGGGACCACTGGGCGGAGCCGGACGAGGTGGGAAATGGCTAAGCCCAAGACTTTCACCCCACGTCGCCCAGACTTCTCTCTCCGGGCAAAGATCAACGGGGAAGAGAACGGTCACTGGGCGACCGTCGGCGCAGGCTGGTCCATCGACGCAGGCATCCGCATCCACCTGAACACGGGGGTCACCCTGCGGTGGGATGACAATCTCATCCTCGGACTGTTCCGGAACGAGCCGAAGGACGAGTGATGGACACCGTCGCTCTCCTCCTCGCGGCGGTCCTCGGGATCTGGGGCCTCGCCATTCTCTCGATCGACCAGCTACGGATTCACATCCGCCGCACGAAGAAGCGGTGAATGGAATGCTGCGGCTGAGAAAGTGGCTCGTCCACCTCTGCGTGGAGATTCTCGAAGGGCTCTACGAGAAGATCCGTGGAGACATCTCCTTCTGCCCGCACGGCTACATCGCAGTGACCTGCGAGCAGTGCCGGAATAGGAATCGCCCCGCATGGTAGCAACCCGCACGCCCGGCATGCTCTATCTCCTCCGGGACAACGGCTACGGAGAGCTCCGCGTGGTCCAGGTCCAGACTGCACAGGGCGAGGCTGCACGGCTCCGCGGAGAGCTCCATGTCTACGACTCGTCCGCACAGGCGTATGCCGTTCTCCGCAAGCTCGAACGTGAAGCGGTGGAGGCCGCACGCAGTGAGCGCGTGAAGGGCGTACCGCGACAGGGTTCTCTTGTCGGTTCTCGCACCCGGGAAATGGTGCCCGAGGGCACCGGGGCTTCTCGTCCCAATCCTGAAGCGAAGAACCGACCCGTTTTCCGCTTCAGGAGAGATCGATGACAATGGCTAGCCCGGAAGTAAAGCGTCACGAAGCAGTCTTCCTCGACATCGAGACCGGAGGCCTCCAGGTCTCGGATCCAATCATCCAGATCGCGGCGGTCGCCGTCGACCTTCGAGACGCGTTCTCCGAGGTTGCGTCGTTCGAAGTCAAGATCAAGTTCGACCCGAACGTCTGCGAGCCGAAGGCCCTCCAGATCAACTCGTATGACAAAGACGTCTGGGCTTCCACCGCCCGGGACGAACGTGACGCCTTCTCCTCGTTCAAGAGGTTTCTCGAGGCACACGCCACACTCGAACGGCGCTCCGCACGAAGCGGCCGGGGCTTCTCCCTCGCTCGGGTCGGTGGACACAACGTTCTCGGGTTCGACCTGGAACGGGTCACCGGGGCGTTCACCCGTCTCCAGCTCTACTCCCCGATCTTTCGCCAGGGAGTCCTGGACACCCTTCAGGGAGCGACGTGGTTCTTCGAGCGGCACCCGGAACTCGAACGCCCGGAGAGCTTCGGCCTGAGCTCGCTCTGTACGCACTTCGCCATTCCCACCGAAGGTGCCCACGACGCTCTTGTCGACGTTCGAATGTCGATCGCCCTCGCAAAGAGGTTTCTCGAATGAGTCGACCATGCGAACCCGGGTGCACCTGCGGAAGGCATTCAAGCCGGCCTGTGGGTACCTGGTTCCAGTCCGAGGAGTCGAAGCGGCGGATCTCGGAAGCGCTGCAAGGAAGACAGGTTTCTGAAGAGACTCGACGCTTTCTTTCAGAAGCGACTACACAGACCCGTGCGGAGAAGTACTGGTACTCCGGTGGGATGACTGGAAAGCATCACTCCGAAGAAACGCGAAGAGCCCTCTCCGCCACGGCACGGCGTAACTTAACAGGAGGTGAGGACGGGGAGGCGTACGCAACAGTCCTCTGTCCGGCGGGCTTCATCCGAGAGGTCATAGTCATTCTCAGTCCAGGTAGAAGCAATCTTGCTGTCTGCGACTTCGCGCATCCCGACGCGAAAGTCGACATCGAGTTGGACGGGGTAGGACATTACGGAACCGCTGAAAGTGATCGGATCCGTGATTCCAAACTCCGTGGGCTCGGCTGGAAAGTCATCCGCATTCGGAGTTAGTGAAGGAGATCCGACGATGATCGTTCTCAATCAGTCGAGTCTTTAAGGCATACCTCCAGTGCAATCGTCTCTACGGCTGGCAACGCATCCAAGGTCTCGAGTCTCCTCTCCGGCGAGGCGCGCCATCCATCGGCATTGCTGTCCACGAGGGCCTTGCTAGCCTCCACTCGTCCGGGTCGGTCGAAACCGCGAAGAAGGTCACGGAGGAGAGCCTCAAGAAGCAGGCCGGGCCCCGACTCGTCTTCGAAGACGTTTCCCTCCCCCAGGCAACTGCCACTGGAGTCGGCCTCATCCAGGCGTATCACGACCACTGGCGGGACGAGGAAGACCTGTGGTCCCCCCTGAACCAGGAGATCGAGTTCCTCGTCGAGGTTGGAGGGGCAACGGGCGTCTTCCTTATCGGACGGGCCGACAACCTCTCGATGGTCAAAGGCGCCCTGTACCTCGTCGACTACAAGACCGCGGGGAAGATGGATCCGCGGGACCTCCTGAAGTACGAGCTCGACCTCCAGTTGACATGCTATACCTACGGCCTCAGCCGACTCCTCACGGATGAATCCGTCAAGGCAGGGGGCGAGCCCATCCGGGTCCAGGGCGCGATCATCGACCTTCTCGTCAAGACCCAGACTCCACAGTTCGCGCGGGAAACCTTCACGCGGACAGACGAGGAACTCGCCGAGTTCGAACTCGAGTTCGTCGAGTACGGGAAGAGGATCGAAGCCCAACTCGCTCGCGTGAACGCAGGTGAAGACTGGAAGATCGTCTTCCCGAAGAACACGGAGTCGTGCTTCAAGTGGGGGAGACCCTGCGACTTCCGGGACCTCTGCCTGAAGGACACGCCGACTCGACGGGCAGTCTTCAACAAGAGGAAGCCCGACTACGTTGATTCTGCGAGTGAGCTACTCAGGAAGCGGAAGAGCGCGGAATGAAGTGGTTATACCTGCTCGTTGACCCACGAACGAAGGAGGCTCGTTGGGTCGGACAGTCTTCCCGTCCGTGGGATCGCCTGAACTGGCACTGCTCTCGAGCGCGGTGGGACAATGACCAACTTCGGGCCTGGATAGAAGAACTTAGAAGCCTGGGGATTCGTCCCGAGCTTCGAGTTCTTGCAGCATTGGAAGATACACAGGCAGACTCGACCGAAGAGAAGCTCACCGTAAGACTCCGAGACCGTGGAGTTCCTCTCTTGAATATCGACTCAGGACGAAGTCGATCAGAAGAGACGAGACGGCGGATCGGTGAGAACTGCTCGTGGAAGGGGAAGATTCGCCCCGTAGAGGAGTGTCAACGCATGTCCGACGGACAATCCCGCTCGTGGACGCCTGACCGCCACATGCGGTACGACGAGACAATTCGTCTCAGAAGGGAAGGGAAGGCGTAGCATGGGCGCATTCACTCCGAGCACGAAGAAACTGCCGGTCCTCTCCAGGACCTCCCTCCTGAAGGCGACCTTCGGGACGGTTCTCGCCTACGGGCCGGCGGGAGCCGGAAAGACCCGAAGCATCCGGACCCTCGTCGACCACAAGATGTCCCCTCTCATCCTCGCGACGGAGCTGGGAGAGACGAAGGGGCTCCTGTCTCTGGCGTCGTCAGACATCCCCTTTGTCACCGTCACGAGTCACACCGAGCTTCTCGATGTCATCCGTGCGCTGAAACGCAAGCCCGGAAAGGTCGAGTACGACGGGACGGAATTCGGGGCGGTCACGCTAGACAGCATCACGCAGTGGGGGGAGATGCCCCTCGAGAAGTACATGGAGATGAAAGGCTGGAAGGATCTCCACGGACCGACGGAGAAAGGCGGAGGAAAGGACCCTCGCACCGCCTACGGCTACCTCGCGGAGAAGGGGCGCCAGCTCTACAAGGAGCTCTTCGACCTTCACTGTCACCTCTACATCATCGCCCGTGAAGGCCTCTTCGGAGGAGGAGAAGAGCCCACCTTCGCAGCGCCGGAGCTCCCCGGACAGAAGCTCCCGCGGGAACTCCCGGGCTGGCCCGATGCCACGGTCCGCCTTCGAGTCGTCGGTGGAAAGTTCCGGATGATCACGCGAGGAGAGGGAGGCGCCCCCGCACGGGTCCGCCTTCCGGAAGACCTCAAGCCTCTCCCAGCCCGATGCTTGCCGGACATCGGGGCTCTCATCAAGTACATGACCGGCGACCAGACCGTCTTCCCTCTGCTTGCTCCCGGAGGGACGGAGGAGGGGACGGAAACCCCCTCGAAGAAGGAGGAGCAGTCCTAGGACAACGTGTCGTTTGACAATCGAAAGGTAGGGTATCCCAAGTGGTGATGATTCCGAACGCACCCCGTCTCGGCGACATGCCGAAGAGCGAGCCCGTCCCCGAGTCGGTGTACCACATCCGCCTCGACAAGGCCACGCTCAAGAAGACGGGAGCGGGTTCCCAGAACCCCGGGTCCCCGATGGCCGAAGCGCAGTTCACGATCTTCGGACCGGAGGAGGCCGAGGAGTTCCAAGGACGCAAGCTCTTCGAGAACCTCATGCTCACCGGCGAGGGGATGTTCAAGCTCCGGCAGCTCCTCGAGGTGACGGGGGAGGACGAGAACTACGTGCTCGAGGACACCGATCAGCTGGTCGGGCGCGAGTGCGCGGCCGTCGTCCAGATCGAGCCGGCCAAGAAGGGAGAGGACGGGAAGCGGTACGACGCCCGGAACAAGATCGCACGGTTCATGCCGCTCGAGGGCTAGGTCCTCCGGGTCTTCAGTCCGTTAAAGGACTTGAAGGGCAACTGTGGCGGGGGTTACGCCCCACACAACCCGGGGACGCTCGCGCAAACGGCTCCACACAGAGTCCTGAGGCTATTGGGTTAATAGCTGGCCGTGGTTGAAGGTTCGAGACCGACCAGGGTGTGGAAAGCAAACGGCCATTCGTTCGTTTCGTTCGTTCGTAGGAGAGGGCGGGTCCGTTCTTTTACCAGCAAGCCGTGAGGTGTCCTCCCACGGCCTAGCGACTAAAACCGGATCCGCCCCCTCGTACGAACGGACTTTTGAACGGAGGGATGATAATCATGGCGAAGAAGTCGAAGACGCGGAGACCGCAGGGATTCCTCGAGGCTCCACTCAAGAAGGCAGTCGAAGGTGCCGCCGCCGGCATACTCGGGGACTTGACGAAGGAGGTGACGGGCTCATCCGTCACCTTCGAAGGGGGAACCCGGCGCTCCACAGTCATGCCGGCGTACCACACGATCCCGGCAACGGGGATCCGCCGCCTCGCTCAGCGGTACTCCCTCGGCACGGAGACCTACGGCGAGGGGAACTGGAAGAGGTCGCTCGAGAGCCGGAACACCGCCGGGCCGTTTCTCAAGGACGTGTACAACCACCTGGTCGAGCATCTCCTCCGGCTGACATCCGGGGTGGACCCCTCCGACGACCATCTCGCAGCTGCCGCCTGGGGACTGACCGTCCTCATGTACGCGGAGGAGAAGTTCGGGGCGTCCTGGCTCGAGCTGATCGCGTAGGGCGCAAAACGCGGATCCATGCCTCCTCCAGGTTGGTACTCGGATTCGGTCTATGGTCCGGGTGCCGACCTGTGGGAGGATCCGTCTTCCGTCTGGAACAGGGTGGAGGTAGTCGATGCGGGACCTGATCAAGTTCATCCGCGAGGAGTTCTACGCGGAGATCGCGGTGAAGACCGGCTGGGGGAAGGAAGAGCTCAAGCTGGTCTTCGAACGGGCGATCACCAACGGGACGATCCGCGCCGCGGAAGCGAAAGGGGAACACCCGTGAGAATCACGGCAACGAGACGTCTCCAGTACGCGATCGGCCATCGCGTCTTCGGCCATGAAGGGAAGTGTCGGCACCTTCACGGCCACAACTTCGTCTTCTTCCTGACCGCGGAAGGCGCCGTCAACGAAGCACTCGTAGAACCCGCCCTCGACCCCATCGGCCGGGTCATCGACTTCGGCGTGCTCAAGCAGAAGCTCGGAACCTGGATCGAGACCGCCTGGGACCACGGCTTTGTGATCTGGGATGGAGACCTCGAGGCGAACGCGGCACTGGCGATGATCCCCGGACAGAAGGTCTACCGCCTGCCCACGAACCCGACTGCGGAGAACCTTGCCCGATACCTTCTCGGAACGATCGGCCCGGAACTTCTCGCCGGGACGGGCGTCCACCTGACGAAAGTTACCGTCTGGGAGACGGAAAACGGCATCGCGGAAGCGAGCGAGTAGCGAGGGAGAACCGATGAACACAGAACCCGATGACAATCCCGAACCCCGCTACCTCATCGCGGAGAAGTTCAAGAGTCTGCAGGGCGAAGGGGTCTGGACCGGAACCCCCATGGCCTTCATCCGGTTCTCCGGATGCTCCGTCGGGAAGAAGACCTGCAACGCGTGCGACACGGCCTTCGAATACGTCATGCCCTGGAGGGGTGGTGGGCTGTTCACCGTGGGGGACCTCCTCGACTGGGTCGACATCTACAATCACATCTGCTTGACGGGCGGGGAACCCCTCGACCAGGACCTGACTCCGTTCCTTCGCTTTCCGGGGGTCCTTCACCTGGAGACCTCCGGGACGAAGCCGATTCCGAGAGAACTCCTGCACAGCGATGTCCACATCTGCGTCAGCCCGAAGCCCGGCTTCCGGGAAGACGTCATCGCGATTGCGGATGAGGTGAAGGTCATCGTTCCCGGGCTGTACACGGCGGGCCCCGGAACCGGCTGGCCAACGATCTCCGACGCTCTCCGCTGGGCAGGCTCCGGCAAGGGCGTCGTCTTCCTCCAGCCTCGGAACGGTACGCACGAAATCGACAAGGTGAACCTCGGACTCGTCCTCGACATCATTCGAGATCACCCGGAGCTCCGCCTATCGGCTCAGCTCCACAAGATTCTCCACGTGCAATGACGCGCGTACACCTGACGTACTTCAAACGGAACGGGAAGTACTACTCCGACGCGTGGTACACGACCCCCCACGTTCCTCTCTACGAGATCTGGGAAGAGGTCCGGCAGAAGCTGGAGGCCGGACTCGCTCCGGGGCTCGTCGAACGTCCCGGGCAACCCTGCGAGTTCATTGCTCTCGTCGATGTTCCGAACCACCCGCACCGTCACCCCCACATCATCGGGTTGGGGAGGTAGAACATGGCTTGGAAAGTTCCGCCAGTGTGGTCCTCGGATGACAATCCCCATCTCAACTTCTCACACGCAGACCACCTCGACTGTGGCGATTTCAACAGACCCCGCTCTCCCGACATCGGGGACCAGGCCGGCCTCGCCCTTCTCGGGGCGGCAGCCGCCGCCGTCGACCTCAAGAAGAAGGTTCCTCGCCGGAGCCTCTTCTTCTTCCTGAAGCGGGGATAGCATGGAAGAGAGGAACAACCCTTCCCTCGTCGAGGACATCCCGGACACCTCTCCGACCTTCGTCTGTCCAGTACTCCCCTGCCTCGAGATCGTGACCCAGACCTGCGATCCTGAGGCCGTTGTCCGGGTCATTCGTGGGCGGTGTCCTGTCCACGGTTCCTTCTTCTGGAACGGAAAGGCATGGACCCGATGATCGCGTGGTTCCTCAACCTCTTCAGGGTGTCGACCGACTTCTCGATCTGCCTCGCACGGGTCCAGCTCGAGGAACGGGTCCACCGTCGCGAATCCCTTGAACGAGAACTCTCCGGGAAGGACGCGCAGGAGTGCCTCGATCGGGTCCGTCGCCGCATGACGCTCGGCGACAGCGTCTGGATCCCACCCATGTACAATCGCGAGGAAACGTTTCGCGCTTGGAAGAGACGGCACCGCAGGCACATTGCGAGGCCTCTACCATTGACAATCGTTCGCCGGGAGGAAGGCCGTGGCTGAGAACCTCGAGATCAAGATCATACAAGACGCTCCTCCCGCAACGACCTTCACCGTGGCCTTCGTCATGCTGCACAACACGGTCTCGGTCTCCGGGTTCCCGTCCTTCGGTGCTGCTTCTGTATGGGTTCTGGAGTGGCTCGGACGCACACAGAGGCTCGCAGCCGCGAATGAGACTCACCGGCAGATGATCGGTGCAGCTCTCTTGACCGTTCCTGACTCCACCGAGAAGAAGAAGGAGAAGATGTGAACCAGAAGATGATGGCCCAAGGGGTGGAGCTCATCCTGAAAGGGATGGGCCTCGACCTCACCGACCCTAACTACAAGGGGACCCCCCGCCGCGTGGCGAAGGCCTATGCCGAGATGCTCCGACCAGCCCCGTCAAACTGGTCCACCTTCCCAGCGGCGTCCTCCGACCTCGTCCTCCTCCGCGGGCACAAGGTGATCGGGCTGTGCCCCCACCACCTTCAGCCGGTCGAGTTCACGTGCCACGTCGGGTACATCCCGAACGAGTTGACGGTCGGACTCTCCAAGCTCGCACGAGTCGTGGAACACCAGCTCGTCGCTCCGATCATGCAGGAGGACCTCGCCCACGACGTCGCGAACGCGTTGAACGAGAAGCTCAAGCCGAAGGGAGTCGCGGTGGTCATCTCCGGTGTCCACGGTTGCATGCGGTTCCGTGGGGTTCGAACCGACGGTGACATCGTCGTCTCGGTAATGAAAGGAGTTCTCCTCCTCAACCCGGCAGCACGTGCAGAGTTCATGCAGCTCGTGGGCCGGCCATGACAATCTCCGAGCTCATGACACGTATCCACGGCGTGAACCTCGCTCACGGTTGGAACAGCCAGGTACCGGACGACGTCCCTTCAGTCTTCGGCGAGAAGCTGATGCTCGTCTGCACGGAGCTTGCCGAGGCAATGGAAGAGTTCCGGAACGGTCATCCCTTCAACGAAGTCCGCTGGGAGCCTGACCCCGACATGCTGGTCAAGCCTGAAGGCATCGCTATCGAACTGGCGGATGCCCTCATCCGGATCCTGGACCTCTGCGCGGCAAACGTCATCGACATCGAGAAGGCGATTCGGACCAAGCTCGCGTACAACGAGTGTAGGCCGTACCGGCATGGAGGGAAGAAGGCATGATCCGACCGCTGCAGCCCAGTAGACTCAAGCTCGTCTCCAGTAAGAAGGGCCGTTGGGACATCCTCGACGGAACCGCGACGATTCAACGAGTCGACTCGTCGTGCCGGGACGGAGTGGAACACTTGGAGGCTCGAGGAGTCATCCCGAACAGGAGTCTTCGTCATCTCATCCGACTCGCCTTGAAGGCGATGGTGAAAAGGGAGGACCTCCCCTGGGGGGTGTTCCCATCATGACTCCCATCCTCGACCACGGCTACGTCTCTCTCATCGAGGTCTGGGGCTCCGACTCCCGCATCATCGAGGCGGCGCGGATGTCGACCGGCCAAGGGTTCAAAGGCTGGGGCCCCAAGCACTCCGAACGATGCTCGGATCAGGCCCCTGAATACATCCTCCGGGAGTCCCGATCTCGTCCGGTCTGCCTCAAGGACCCAGAGTGCGGGCCTGGCGATGAACGTCTCCTGGCGTACCTCTGGAACAATTCCCACCACACCCCATTCGAGATGTGTGGGATGACAATCGAGGTACAAGCCCCGATCTTCGTCTTCCGGGAATGGCACCGCCATCGGACCCAGTCCTACAACGAGATGTCGGCTCGATACACGCCGCTCCCGGACGTCAACTACCTCCCGAAGGAAGAAGCCCTCTTCGAGCGGGTCGACGCCGCCCGCAAGGCCGAGAACAAGCAAGCGCAGGCCATCCATTTCACGTCGGAGCGGGAGCCGTTCAGGCAGTGGCTCCGAGACCTGGAACTCGTCTATCGCATGGCGCAGACCGTGTACGAACAGGGCCTCGCCCTGGGCGTCCCCAAGGAGCTCGCACGACTTCCCGTCCCCGTTGCCCGCTATAGCCGGATGCGGGCGTCGACGGACCTCCGGAACTGGCTCGGCTTCCTCAAGCTGCGGATGGCCGTGAACGCTCAGTGGGAGATCCGTCAATACGCGAACGAGGTTGGACGACTCATCACCGAGAACTTCCCCAGGACCTGGCACCTCTTCGTCGAGTCCAACCCAAGCATCTTCTCCCCGAAAGCAGGAGCATGACTACCCTCGGGAACTGTCCCGTCTGCCGTGAACCGGTCATTGGAATGGCGGGGCTTTCCTTCCTCCCGTGTGGGCACGTCGCCCCTCAGCGGCAACTGGCCTTTGCCTCTATCCCCCGTACCCCGGCTCTCGCCGAACGAACCGATGACAATCCCTTCGGGAAGCCGGAGAGTTGTCGTGCTTGCACGCTGTTCAGGGAACCTGGAATCGTCCCAGCGAAAGGCCCGAAGGACGCGACGATCCTCGCAATCGGAGAAGCTCCAGGCGCGGAAGAGGTGGACACCCCAATGTTTCGCCCGGGGAAGATGGGTCCGTTCCAGGGCGGGTCCGGTCGGATCCTGAATGTGATCATGGCGCACGGAGGGATTCCACGGGCAACGGTCCGGGTCTACAACTGTGTTAATTGCCGACCTCCAGGGAACCGAACTCCGACGGCTCACGAGATCGCGTGTTGCGCCCCCTTCCTCGCGGTGGAGCTCGAGGCCTCTACCGCAAATGTGATCCTCGCCCTCGGGGAGATCCCACTCAATGTCCTCACGGGGAAAAAAGGAATCGGCCTCTATCGAGGTGTCCCCACCGAAGGCCTTGGCCGGAAGGTCTTTCCGACATGGCATCCCGCCTTCATCATGCGGGCTCAACACCGGTGGCCGTTCGCGGTCCACGACATGGCTCGAGCGGCAGTTGAAAGCACGTTCCCAGAAATCCGTCGCGTACCGTTCGAGATTGTCCGTCGTGCGGACCTTACATCTACTCGAGATGATTTGCTCCGCGCTGCGAGAGCACGGGGAGCCTGCACCTTCGACTTCGAGACCACTGGTCTCTCCCCTCAGTCTGATTCGATTCGGATGTGCGGCTTTGCCCCGGGCCCAGACAAGGCTTACGTGTACGATTGGACCCTTGGTGCTCAGCAGCTCTTTGATGAGATTCTTGGAGATCCTCGGATCGAGATCTGCGGTCAGAACATACTCTACTTCGACCTCCCGTTCGCGGAGGCGAAAGGCTCGAAGGGGGTGACCCCCGAGCTCTGGAGGAGTAGAGTCTTCGATACGATGGTCGCCTTCCACCTCTGCAACTCGTCCTATGGTCAGACCTCAATCTCCTCCCAGAACAAGGGGGCGTACCAAGGTGCACGCGGAGCGGAGAAGGACCTCGCATTCATCGCCTCGAACCATACGGACATGGAATACTGGAAGGGGCGAGAGAACTACCGAGACGACATCTACACCGTCTGCGGGAAGGATGTGATCGGGACCGACCGTGCTGCGTATGATCCGGCAAACGGCCTGAAGATGGAGCTCGCGAAGTACGGGATGACTGACCTGTACTACAAGCATGTTCTTCCCGTTCACCTCCCTCTCCTCCGAATGACCCAGCGCGGGATGAAAATCAACCAGGAGAAGGCAGAGTTCTGGATGATCGGGCTTAACGCTCGAGCCGACGCCCTAGAGACGACCCTCAAGGATGGACTCGGGGACCCGTACCTCAACCTCGACAGTCCTCAACAGTTGATGGCGCTCCTCTACGACAAGCTCGGACTCCCCGTCCAATACCTGATGGACAAGAAGAAGGGGCAGCGGAGAACGGCAAATGCCGACGCGATCGAGGCGCTTGCCGCGATGTCCCCGGACAATGCTGCCCTCGGGGCAATCGTCGAGATCCGGAACCTCCGGAAGATGTCGTCGACCTTCGTCCGGAAGGGCTGGGAAGAGGGGTGGCTCCATCCTCGCTTTGGCGTCAGCAAAGCCGCGAATGGGCGGTTCAACTCTCAAGATCCGAACGCACAGAACGTCCCGGAAGAAATGAGAGAGATCTGGGAACCGGACGACGACGAGCATATTCTCCTCTCCGGGGACTCCTCCCAGATCGAATGGCGCGTCGCCATGGTCCTGTCCGGCGACCCCGTCGGTCTCGAACTCCTCGCGAGCGGCGTGGACAATCACAGAGCCGTCGCCGCAGAGACTCTCGGACGGCAGTACACCAAGGAATCCCTCGACTCGATTGTCACTGATGCAGAACGTCACGCCGCGAAGTTCATTGTCTATGGACTGGGCTACGGGCGAGGCGCGGACTCAATCGCGGCCGGCCACAACCTGGACTATGACTTCGTCCGGGAGTTCATCTACAAGTTCTTCACGAAGTTTGCCGTCTTCCATGACTGGCGGGAGGGCCTCCCCGACTTCGTGAACAAGAACCACTACCTCGCGAATCCGTTCGCGCGACGCCGATGGTGGTTCACTCGAGAAATCACAGAGATCTACAACTTCCCGGCAAGCAGCACCGCCGCCGACATGATGATCGACGAAGTCATCCAACTCGAGGATCAACTCCCGAAGGGCGCTACCCTCCGCTTGACCGTCCACGACGAAGTCGTCATCAACACCCCGAAGGACATCGCCAAGGAAACCTGGATCTGCGTCCGCGACATCATGGAGCAGAAGTGGCCGGGAATCGTGCAGGCGTCTGCCCGACCCGAGAACGTTCGGAAGTACTACCCCGCCGGCTGGTTCTGTCCAGTCGACATCCACGTCGGGACGAACTGGGCAATGACGAAGTCCAAGAACGCTGAGATGAAGGCGGCACGAGCTGTGCTCGAGAAGCATCTCGGGCTGAAATAGGAGAAAAGATGATGGCCCTGACCGAACGTGGACTCCACACCCGTGGACTCCGAATCCGTTTGATCCTCCAGTCCGAAGACGTCGACACCCACTCGTTCATGTCGGACAACAGCCTGATCTTCAACGACATCGTGGAACGCCTACAGCAGGCAGCGATCGCGGATATCAGGGCGTCCATCCCCGAAGGAGAAAGGATCCGCAAGCCATGACAATCCGACTCGCGCTCGAGATCCCCGCGGCCAGCCTCAGAATCTGGCAACCGTTCACCGACCTGGACTTCGTCCTCGCACACAAGGTCCTGGAGGATCGCGCCTACGCTGAGTTCTTCCGGCTCCGCTCGTTGGATCGAGAACTCATCCTCGACAACTCCATGCACGAGCTAGGGGTCTCCCTCCCGATCCTGGACCTCCTCGAGGCGTGTGAAAGGGTCAACGCGACGCACGTGATCGCCCCGGACAAACTGGAGGATCCAGCCTGGACCCTAGAACAGTTCAACGCCCTCGCCGAGCGCAATCTGGGCCTCAACACGGCAGTCGTCCTTGCTGGGGACACCCCCGAAGAACGCGAACACTTCCTCGAACAGACGACGACTGCCTCCCTCCTCTGCCTTCCGTTCCGGCGCTCTCGCCTGGAATGGTTCTTCGAACAACACCTCTGGACGCGTCGCCGCCGCTTCCACCTTCTCGGGATGTCCTCCTTCCACGAGGTCGACGCCTGGGCATGGATCGCAGATCAGTTCCCCCGGCTCAACCTGTCCATCGACACAGGAAAGCCGTTCAAGGCCGGGCTTCTCGGCCGGATCATGGATGACGGGTTCTCGCTCCGTGGCATGCCCGTCTCTTCCGCCGACCTCCTCAACGTCGAGTCCATCGACCAGGCCCGTGCTCACCTCATCCAGGTCAACATCCAGGCACTGCGCCAGCACCTAGGGCAGTACTAAGAAGGGGAATTGTCATGATCGCCTGGGACCAGGTCGCGAAGCGTCTTAAGTTCCCCACCGAAGCCGCGATGTGGGTGAACCTCTACACCACTCGACAATTCTCCCTCCCCCAGCTCTCGCAGAAGTTCGGCGTCAGCAAACAGGCGATTCGCACCGCACTCGCCCGGTGCAAGGTCCGGCTTCGCGAACGAGGTGGGCGTCGGCGCAACCACCCTCACTTCACGGAAGACCAGGTCTCTCGCATCCGCCAGGAAGGGATGAAGGCCGCTGCCGCTCGCTTGGGAATGACATACTACGAGATTCGCAAGCGGATCCACCAGGCAGAGGACTTCTTTGCTGGGCGACGGGGCGGGACCCCTCTGTAGCTGGGAAGACATCCTACAGGAGACAGGACGGCCGTTGACCTGCTAGGTCAAATACTGTACAATAGATCCATGGACGACCCTAGCCAGACACTTCCAGAAGGGTTCGGCGACCCTCGCTTCGCAGCGTTCATCGCGAGCAAGCTAGACACCCACTTCGCGGGGAAGGCGGCGGCGCTACACCATCACTACCGCAGCCTCTGCAAAGCCGCAGCGGCGAACAACCTCTCCCTTCTCTCGTGGAGCTACGCACGAGCCGCCGAGTACTGGCGAGGCGTTGCTCGGCGATACACGAAAGGAAGATGATGCCATTAGCTGAGGCCATGTTCATTGTCACCGCGTATGCCGTAGGCTGCGACGTGGTTCACGGGAACCCCACGAGGTCCGGGACGCAGCCGGTCGTCGAGTTCACGGTGGCCGCAGATCCGACCGTCCTGCCCATCGGCTCGATCATCGAGATCGAGGGACTCGGTGAGAGGATGGTCCATGACGTTGGAGGGAAGGTCAAGGGGCGGCATGTGGACGTCTTCGTCGGTGGATGCCGCGAAGCCCGTCGATGGGGCAGGCGGGACCGAACCGTCCGCGTACTTCATATCCCGGGAAGGCGCGTCCGACAGGTTGCCCCGGTCATCGTTCGATAGGAGGGTTTGACAATGCGGAAGCTGGTACTGGCAGTCGGCGTTGGGATGCTCATGTTCGTCGGCGTCTACACGTACATGGACAACAACTACATTAACAACGCCGAACCGACCGCGCTCATCGCGGCCGTTGGCGCCGTGCTCGTCACGGCTGCATGGAAGGGGAAGGAGAACTGACATGCTCCGGGTGAACATGAACCGGCCGAAAGCAGTGCGCCCTGTTCAGGTTGTTGCGTGCCTGGAATCCCCGCAAGCACACGTCTCGATCCATCAGGGGGTCAACGGCGATCCGATCATCAATCTCGTTGTTCGACGTACCCGGTCAGCGCCCGTCTGCATCGCGTATAAGAGGGGCCCGACACTGATCATGTTCAATTGAGGAGGAGGACTCATGGAGACCAAACTGTTCGAAGTCCGCGACCGTGCCACGTTCATCCCGTGCTTCGGGATCCTGATGACGCCGCTCCGCAGCGGTGCCGAGACCTTCGACGCGGAGGCGTTCCTACTCCGCCGTGCGGGCTACGGCTTCGACCAGCCGCTGGTCCTCTTCGGTCGACTAGAAGGTGGAGCTGGGGGGTGTCAGTACGACCCCTACGACTGGAGCGCAGCCGCCCGCACCATGCGATGGGCTCACCGATACGTCGCCGAACACTGGTCGGAGCTGACCAGCGGGAGCGTCATCGACGTGGAGTTCATTCTCGGGGAGACAAAGGCCCCGAAGGTGTCGGAGGGACGAGGATGAACCTCGAAGATGCCTACGGCTCTGACGCCGACCCTAACGTGAACGTCGCCACGCTCAAGGACCTGCCCTTTCCTCCGTGCACGCCAGAGGATGTCAAAGGAGCGCCTTCCGCCTACCTCGAGAAGTTCCTGCCGCCCCGGGTGAGTAAGGACGGAAACGGGATCCTCTGCGTCGGATGTGGGAGCACCCTCTTCCTAGCAGGGATGATCGGCTTCCTCCTAGGATCGACGTTCTGATGGGGGCTGGTCCACGGAGAAGGAGAGTGCTCTCACTGCGGGTATCCCACCCGCATGGTTCATCGTCTCGATGGTGGAGTCGCTACCTTCCCGCTACAATACCACCCGGATCAGCTCGTCCGGCGGTAGCCTTCCTCTCGACTCTCCCCCCGAAGAGAGCTACCGCCCTCTCCACATCCTGGAATCGATCCTGCTGCCAGGTGGTCCGGGCAAAGCACCCGAGGAGAGTCGCCCGTTCCACGTCGGAGAGGACAACCTCACACGGACGGAGGAGAACGCGAGATTGTCGATCAGGACCGGGCCGGCTGAGCCGGGACAGCTTTTTCATCAGCGCGTTCTCGATGTCGGTTCCCCTCCCGCCGAAGATCAGGGCATGCCACCAGAGCTGGAAGCTCTCGAACCCTTGGTTCGTTGTCAGAGCGATGATCACGGCCAGAACTCCACCGCGAACTCCGTACCCGTCAAATGCCCGTCGCTGGCCGACTGCCCTGTGATCTTCGCGACGACCGTACCCGACAACGTCTCCGTTCCGTTGACTCGTGGATCGTAGCTCGCCACGTTCGCGGAGGCGGTCTGCCACTCCTTGAACGCGCTCCACATCGTCTGTGAGGTCGCCCCGACCCGCGTGACCACGGCCTCGAACCACCAGTTGCCGGCGGCCGAGTTGAACGCGTTCGCGAGCATGGCGACGACTGCAGCACCGAAGTAGAGCTTGAAAAGCTTCGTATTCGCTGTTGCGGCGTGGACACCCGTCGCAATCAGCTTGAGCCTCTGCCCGTTCGCGGACAACTGCCCCGCGGGGACGGTATACGTAAACAACGTCGTCTCACCTGCTCCGACGTTGTTAACCGCCCCACTCTGAGAACTCAGCGTCCGTGGAGCGATGATAGTCCCGTCGTCGGCGATGTTGGTCTTGAGGACGTTCAGATTGTCCCGGATGTGCGTGTTCATCATCGACGACGTGACGGTCTCGCCCGCCGTCCACGTCTTTGGAATCGTCCAGGCCATGATCAATACTCCTTCAGATGCGCCGCGCATCCCGCGCAGAGCTTGACCGGGCCCTGATCCACGACGAGAGGACCAGGGAAGTTGCACCACCAACAGGTGGATGGATCCGTCCGACCTGCCCGCTTCCACGGGACGAGGCCCCGCCGGAAACGATCCAAGAATCCACGGTCCTCCGTCGCGTGGTCGACAGGCTCGAGGTCTTCGACTCGGGGGACTTCTCCACACGTCCCGCAGACCGGGGTTTCTCCCGGGTCCATCGCCCGGCCGTTGACAATCACATAGTTCCCGAGAGGGATCTTCCCAGGAGCGAAGTCCCCGGCAAGAAACGACCTCTGGAACCAGGCAAAGTGGCCGAGGTGTTCGATCCGCCACGGCGTTTCCGCCTCATGCATGGGGCTCCTCCTCCTCCGGACTAAGGCACTCGAGGCAGATGGCTCCCGTAGGATTCGGGTTCTTCCCACAGTTCGGACAGACCGCCCCTACTGTGCCGTGCGGAGGTTCCCCAACTGAATCGTGATGGTGGGGAAGATATGCGGGAGTCCCGCACGCCGTCCCCTGACACGTCTTCGTCTCACAGGGAGGGGGATCCTCCCATCGGTCAACCGGCGCCGCCTCGAACCCAGCCTTCTCGAACGCGAAGAGGGTCTTCGCCCCGATCAGCTTCGCTCGGGCACCGAGCACCGGCTTCTGGTAGCAGTACAAGATCACCCGTGGCATCCTGCGAAGACGTTCGAGGACCCTCTCCGCGTCTTCCGTCGCCATCTCTTCGAGTCGTCCCGGCATGAAGAGGACGACGACGTCTCCGATCGCCTCTTCCCCTTTTCGCGCCCAGTCCTGAATCGACAACGGGAACAGTGACAGATCCGGGTACCTCCCGCGTCCGCGCTCGATCCTCCCTGCGTCCGAGTCGATCCCGATTCCGTTCCGGATCAGCCCGGCCATCCTCAACGTGTTCAGGAGGGTGCCGTCTCCACACCCCAGGTCGATCGCGAGATCAGCGGGCTTCCCCTGAAACGCTCTCGTGACAACGGTATGGGCCTCGCCCATCGCGCTGTTCAGGGCGAAGCCGTTGTCCTCCCACGGGTGCTGAGGAAGGGGCTCGGGCACCACCTCCTCAGTGGCAAATGGCCTCGGTTCGAACCCTTCAGCGATGACAATCCTCTGCTCGTCAGGAGTCCAGTCCGTGGAGAAGCCGAAACGGAAGAACGGGGTCTCGACGAGCCCGATTCCGTGCAGCGCGGAGTAGGTCATGGGCAGTGCGAGGAGCTGTTCCATCGCGGCCATCTCCGGGGCGAGGCCGGAGGCCTTTCCCAGTTCGAGGAAACGTTCTGCGAGACGGAGAGTCTCCGGACAGGAGAACGAACACGGGAGATGAGGAACGAGGCGGACCCCGATCCAACGGAGGAGGATATTTCCCAAGCCCCCGACGATCGGCCCTCCCATCGAGGAGGTTGTATCTCGGAGACGGTCCCCCGTCCAAACCCGGTCGAAGAACCCCCGACAGCACTTGGGGAACCCCAACATCTGTCCGATACGGTCGTTGTCTCCCCGTATCCAGGCGTCATGCCAGAAGTGACCGAGCCCCCGACGGTGTACCGCGACGCGGAGACCCGGAGACCCGACTTCGGGAGTCGCGGACTGATACGTTCCGCTGAGCAGGGTTTCATCCACGACGGTGATCTCCAGCCCGTGCTCTCCGACCGCTCGCGCTGCTGCAACCAGCTCTTTCGTGGTCATCGAGAAGAGTGCGGAGTCTCGGATCCCCGCCGTCACCGACAACGACTCGAGCTGGTTCCATGCACTCGCCGCGGCTTGAATCCTCAGCTCCCAAATGGCCTTCGCCTCTGTCGACGCCCACTGTACTCCTCGGAAGAACTCACTCACAGCACACCCTCCTTTGGTCCGTCCATGACCGGTTCTCCTCCGGTCAAGACCTTCGTCGTGTCCGTGTGATCGGTATGGTCTTCATGATCGATGTGCCCTACCCGGGTCTGGGAGACGGCCGTCCCTCGTAGAACGTACCCTATTGCATCGACAAGAGACATCGTCCGGCCAACCGCCCATCCGGCCATCAGCACATCCTCCACGCGTTTCACGTCCGGCCACATCGTGATCGGGATCTCCTTCGCGGCGAGCATCCTCTGTTCGAAATGCTCGAAGAGCGAGTACCAGACCCGACAGTCCCGACTCCTCTTCCTCCAGTCCCCACCGATCGCGGTCCCCGGACACTGCCCCTTACACGTGATCAGGAACCGGCATCCCTTACACCCACCGTTCTCCTGCGGGGTCGTCGCGAGAGTCAGCTGCCGGATAAGAGGTCCGGGCTGAGCCGGGCCCCACGGAATCCCATCCTTGTGCACGCGCTGACAAAGAGACCGATTCCCGGAGGCGTCCACCCCTTGAACGGCTGGCGTTGTCATCGGATCGCACGCGGTCCACACGCATTTGACCCCAGCGTCTGTCCCGTCCTTCCACTTCCAGGAGTCGAGTCCCCGCAGAAGCGCGATCATATCGGTGATCGTATCGAAGGACAGAGTCTTGCTCTTCCTCTGAAGCTCGTACAACGCGAGCACCGCCGCGATGTTCTCCTCATCACTCAAGGCGAGCCAACGCGTAGGACCATCATGCTCGAGAAGGTGAAGGCCGGTCGAACTCAGTCCTTGACCGTCAAGCCCTCGCAGCCAGTCGAGGAGCCTCGGAAGTTTCGACGCCGACGCATTCTTCCTGTGAAGGGTCAGGATCAGACCCGCCGGAATCCCCTCCTTCAAACACCGTTCCAAACACGAGATCGAATACGCGGTTGACCTTCTCGTTTCCTCCGTCGAGCCCGCCCACCGGGCATCTCCCAACTCCTCCGGCCCGTCAATCGAGAACCCCACCGCAACCTTGTACTTGTGGAACATCTCGAAATGCTTCTCGGTGATCGGTCTCCCGCCCGTCTGCACGCCATTCTTCCCGTATGTCTCCAACCCGAAGGACCAAAGCCGTTCAAGGTCCTCGTTCGCAGCGAGGAGGGGTTCACCCCCGAAGAGGGAAAAGCTCCCGTCCTTAGGCACTAGCCCGGCCACCACCTTTTGCACCGCAAGGTGATCAACCACCGGGAGCGGCTCGTTGAGTCGGGCATCGAGAGGAAGGTAACAATACGTACACGACAATGCCCCGTTCTTCGCTCCGCATCTCCGGCCAACCGGGTTCACCTCGACCGTCATACGACCACCGGGCGAGAATCGGCGGTGACATCCCCATGGTCGGTATGATCATCGTGCGGGTTCGAGTCACTGTGCGGACCGGAGTCCGAGTGATCGTCGTGGTCCGTATGATCGGTATGATCCGTGTGAACCGGATCAATATCCGCGTGTCCGGGTCCATCCGTATGATCGACATGGAACCCGGGATTGTCATCGTGGGGTGATCCCGTATCCGTGTGCACGGACGAGTCGTCATGCGCCCCACTATCCGAGTGATCGGAATGGTCGGAGTGCGTGGTACCGTCCGCGTGGAGCACATCGTAATGCCCAACATACTCCAGCGTTCCGCTCTGTCGGATCCAATGCACGTACGACTCGACCCAGCCGGACCCTCCCACCGCCGCGGCATCCGAGTGCTGAGTAAGATTCGAGATGATGTACCTCTCCACTCCACTCGCGTCGATGTAATGAGGAAACGCATCCTCCACCCAGAAGGACCCGACTGTCGCTCCTGCAGGCGTTCCGACGGGCACGCCCAAGAACCTCCACTCCGTCGTCACATCCTGCGCGATGTGATGTAGATAGTCCCCCTCGATCCAGACCCCAGCGGCATTCACCCCCTTAGTCCCCGTCCACTTGTCCGCTCCGACGGGAAGAATCACACGGGCCGGGTCGAGGAACCTCTGAACCCCAACCGTGTGGGAAGCCCCCGTTAGGAAAACGAGCCCGGTCAGATTCGTTCCGGAGAGACTCGCGACTCTCGTCGAGTCCAAAGCCACGATCCGTCCGTCACTCCCCAACGGCGTCTTGAGAACGAGCTCGTTGTCCCGGACATGGAGATTCATCAACGCAGCAGTCGGGACCTCCCCGTCGACCCACGTCCTAGGAGCGGTCCAGGCCATGGGTTACACCCCCCACTTGTCCGCGCCAACCGGGAACACGAGCCTGGTCGTCGCCCCTGCATTGAAGTTGTTGACCCCCGCCGTGTACGAGTTTGCAGCCGCGGTCTTCGCGACGCCCGTCAGATTCGCTCCACTCAGATTCGCGAGGGTCGTCCCGGACAACGCGGAGATCTTCCCCGTCGCAGTATCAATCGGAGTCGCCAACAAGAGCATGTTGTCCCGGATCTGAGCGTTGAGGTCCCCCTCCTTGACCATCTCCCCGGCGAGCCACGTCCGTGGAATCGTCCAAGCCATTACTGGTTCACCCTCGTTCCGGTGCCGAGCACGCTATCGTTCAGCACCCACCCTGCGATGAAGGAGCCATAGGCCAGACGAGTCGTCTGCCCAAGCTCGGTGAATCCATCCCGTTCAAGAATCCAGTAGTTGAACGGGTCGGCGGGCTCCAACGCCCACTGACACTTGATCACTCCCCGTTCTCCGATCTCCATCTGGACAGAGTTGATGAAAAACTCGACCACCGTGACCTCTTGAACATCCTCCCCGACAGGAGTGAACGGCTCGTTCCCGACTACCGTCTCGTCGAGATGGATCTTCGCGCTGACATCCAACTGTAGAGCAGCGAGCAGCAGGCGGTCTTCCCGGTTCGCGAAGAACGAGACTCCCTTCACCTGCGTGAGGAGAGCCTTCGACTGTTGAACCACGAACTCCGCCGCGTCCTTCGCCACGTTCAAATCATTCTGATACGGCATGTCCAACGGAAAGGAGCGTTCCCCGTACTTCTCCTTCGACGCGGCGCTGTCCGCCTTCGCGAGGATCGTTTCGTAGTCGTAGATCCCCCTTCCACGGCACTGGAGCTTGGTGAGGTACCCGTCAGAAGGTCCATTATTCGTGACGACTACCTCTCCACCATTCGCGCTGAAGGTTCCGACAACCGTCAACTGCGAGGTGACGTCCGTTCCCGCTCCACTCTCCAGCGTGTTGAACATGTAATCGGTTGTGGCCACAGGCTGGACAAGATTCGTCCCTCCGACCCTCGTCGCTCGAGCATCCGGGTCTCGAAAAAGAACGTTCAACGTCAGAGGAGTATTCCTCTCGATCCTCGGCTTCGACGCAAGCGTGAAGAGAACGGACGTCGCCGCCGCATCGACGCGTCGGGGATGTGCCTGGACCTCAGCATGGTTGATAATGTCGGATCGCCCCCGCCCAGTATCCAACTCATCGATGTCTTCGTCGGTCATTGTCAGGGACAGGGTGAAGAGATTCGGGCGCTTGTGCCGGGATTCAAAGACGGCGACTCCATCCCGGCGGACATACACCCGTCCGAGCTCCGACTGGACCAGTCTCTGGAACTCCGACATCACGTTGACTTCCCCCTCGAACGCATTGTCAAGGGCGTACGGGTAGATATCTCCCCCGATCTGCGCGATGTATCCGCCGCCAGGCTGTCGCGGAACACTGTTGATCAGGACCGTAAAGACCTCGTCCGAGCGCTTGTTCAGCTGGACTTGCAACCCTCGAACCTTCGCGGTTGCGGCTTCATCCATCCAGTCCACACACGACACACTGACCTTCCGCTCGCGGAACTTCCCGGAGCCTGGAACAATATCCTCGATCGTTCCATAGAAGACGGGCTCGTCGACGCCAGCGTAGGCAACAATACACCTGACATCGATCCCGACCTCCCACCCCTCCAGAACATTCACGTTGTTCGGGGAGGAGTAGAGTCCGAGCAGCCCGGCAGAGTTGTCTTCGGAATTGTCCAGAGCGAAGGACATTGTCCCGGTCTCCGCGACTCGATCCTTCTGACTGGTCCCGTCATTCCCCCTCGAAATCGAGATGGCGGGAGTCAACTGGACATCAGGGATCTCCAGCCACTGCGCGAATATCACCCCTTCGAATCGTGCGTCATTCCCTAGGAGGGCTGCCGCTGCGAACAGGGGGTAGGTCGGGGCCACCGTGGACGTGTACCGGAGGACCGAATTCCGATAGTACTTGACGACCCCGTTCGCCGCTTCGACCCGGAAGACGTCTCCCGCGACTACTTCCACCGGCCCCGCAAGCATTGTCGTCCCGTCTTCGATGACGTTCCAACCCCCGGTAGGAGCAATGTGGATGCCGAAGTCGATACTCGTGTACAGACCATCGAAGTCATCGGTCAACCCCATCTCTCGACCAGTGCTCGCGGCGGGAGCCCCAGCTACGAACTCCACGTAGCATCTGTCACCGTCGACAGCCGTCGCGATGGACCGTGCCGACCCCGGAGTGCCCGTCGCGACGATGTCCCCGGAGGTGAACGGCCCCGTATCAATGTCCACGTTGACAGGGTCCGTCCAATGAATAAGCTTCCGCATGAACGCGTCGATCCGGACCTCCTCCGGGAACACAGGGTCGTGTGCCATCACTGTGCCTGGATCATCGCATCACGAAGCGCCTTCGTCATCTGCTTGACGAGCATCTTCAGGTCCCCCGCGTTGATTCGAGATTCACCCGAGCCCAGCATCGCCGAGGCCTTGTCCAACGGGATGATCGCCTCTGCACCGGCCTCAGCAACAAGTCCCAACGTCGGTTGAGTGACAATCCCGCCTGTGGCAAAAGGCGTTACCGGATCGTTGTCCCGATCTCCGGGAGGCCCAGGAAGCTCTTCACTGTCCCCGGTCCTCTTCGTGTTGACCGTAACATTCGTCTGGATATCCTTTGGAATCCCCAGCAGCATGGAGATCCACGTATCCAGCTTGTCGATGAGCGTCGTGAACTGCTCGGACATCGACTGCGCGAAGGTGATCCCCGCCTCCTCCGTCGACTTGTACGCTTCCCCGTTCTCGTCCAAGAGCTGTCCGCTCTTGATCAGTTCCTCGACGATCGGGCGCATCGCCTCGGGAATCGTCGTCCCTGCTGCGATCGAGGAACTCACGAACTCGTTCAACGACGGACCCATCTTCGAGATGACCAGGTTCACGTCGTCTGTCGCGGCCATAAGAAGCTGGAAATCCTGGAACAGCTTCTGCGCCCTCTCGTCCATCTGCTGCTGTGCGAACTTCGGCCCGAGCTCTTCGACCGAGATCCCGTACTCCTCGATCGCCGCCTGCAGCGCTTGCTGGCTCTGAGCCTGCGCATCGAGAAGGTCATTCACCTCCTTGATCGAGGCATTGAACTCGTCAACCGTCTTCGCGTCGAAGATCTGCTTGACCAGGTCTTGGTTTGTCAACCCTTGCAGCTGCTTCTGGAGCTCGATGAACCCTCCTCTCGCCTCGAAGAAGGAATCACGCATGTCATTGACCTGCATGATGACCTTGTTCCCACCGATCCCGAGCTTGTCGATCAAGCCTCCGGCGAGACTCCCCGCGAGAGACCCGAGGGGTCCGGCAAGCGATCCGAGGGCGGAGCCCAGCTTCCCGCCGATAGACTTCGCTAGATCCTTTCCGAGCTCGCTCCCGATGTCTCCACCGATGCTCGCACCCATCGCCTTGAAGACGTCCCCACCTCCCTGGATCGCCGCGAGCATGACATTGGGCAGGTCCTTCATACCCTCGCCGAGGGACTTTGTCAGGCGCGACCCCAACTGGAGATCGTCAAGAGCCTGCTCCGCACCCCTCTTCCCACGGGAAATCACCCCTCCGAGAATATCCGCTCCCATCTCAGGGCCCTGTCCCAGCGCCTTGTTCAGGTCGAGGAGATCCTTGGTCAGGTCCACGGGCTTGAAATCGATCCACGTCGCGAGATGCTTGTCGAGGGAAGTCGTTGCTTGGGCCAAGGAGAACGCCTGCCCGTCAATCGCGAAGGTCAGAGTCCGCATCTCTTTCCCATGAGCTGCAGCAGCCTTCGCGGCCTTCTCCTGTTTGTCAATCAGCTTGTCTAGAGCCTTCGCCTGTTCCTCGATCGAGCCGATCCCCTTCTTCAGATCGGCGACGTTCATCATCCCCAGGGCTTCCTCCGCAGTCGGAAGACCGAGGGCAGGGCCCCCTCCCGCTGCTCCGAACTTCCCAACGCTCTTCTTCGTCGCCTTTCCGATGTCAGGCATGTCCAGCTCTGCGCCGAACCAAACCTCCATGACGTCTCGAGGCTTGCTCAACAGCCGGTCCACCTCCCTCGAGATCATCGCAATGCCGGAGGCAACGAGCCCGGTGAAAACCATCATGTCCTGGAGGCCGGCGGTAATACTCTTCAGTGCCCCCACGAACTCCGGCGACGATCCGAGCACCGCGAAGAACTGCTCTTTCATGTCCGTCCACGACCCGGTCATGTCATCGATCGCGTCGTCGAGGTTTCCCAAGGCCTCGATCTGTGCATCGGAAAGACTGATCTTCAGAGCCTCGTTCCCCTCCGCCAACTGCTTGAGAACAGGGAGCAGCTGTTGTCCACCCCTCCCGAAGATCTCCATCGCGGCGGCGGTCCGCTGCGCGGGATTCTCGATCGCCATGATCCGATCGGCAACCGCCTTCAGCTGGTCAGACGTCCCCAGCTTGAGCAACGCCTGTGCGTCGAGCCCGGCCTTCCGGAAGTTGTCTCCTCCCGCAGCGAGGCTCCTCTGCATTCTCGAAACCGAGAACGTCACCGCGTCCGCGGACAACCCGGCGTTCTCCGACAAGCGCTGGAGGCTCTGAATCGCGCCTGTCGTCATCCCGGTCGTCAGGGACTTATTCTGTAGCTGTTCCGCCTTCGCGGCGAGCTGAACGACTTCCGCGACCGCCCCACTCACCGCATTGACAAAGAAGGAGATTCCCTTCTCCGCCAAGACGAAGGACGCGGCGACGCCGGTAATCGCCGAGCCCAGACTCCCCATCGACGAGAGGGTACTCCTCGTCAAGTCCTCGAGAGCCTTTGAGAACTTGTCCTCGAGTTCGATGGTCCCGCTGATCGTCCCAAGGCCTATCGCCATTCTCTGCCTCTCACCTGAGCTTCCGGCCGATCACGCGTTCCGTCTTACGTTTCTTCTGGCTGTCTCCGACCATCTCCATCGCCAGCGCTTTCATCGCACGCCAATCCATCGGTGCCTTCTTCGGGACCTCCGAATCCCCGAACATTGGGATACACTCCGCGAGTGTCCACGCTGTCGACTTCCTCTTACTATCACGGTGGGCGTTCGCCAACACCATGATCAAGGCTCCGGCCCGTTGATCCGCACGCTCCGGCCCGAACGGCTCCAACCTGTCAAAGACCTGCCACTCCACAAACTGCTTCCAGGTCATTCTCCGGAGCATGCGGTCGACGTTATACTCTCCAAGCGCCATGGCGAGGCGATACGCAAAGCGCCGCGCAGAACCCCGCCTCAGACGTTTTTTGCTTCAGCGGCTCCCTTCGTGTTGAGTCCGTTGATCTCCATCGCGACACGCTGCACCCGCATGAACGCCGCGAGGCTCTTCTTGGACAAGACCGCGACCTGATCCGGAGTGAACATCGGATCCCCGTCCTCGTCGACGATGCACAGAGCGGCGAGTCGCACCGCCGCGTGCTTCTTCGAGGAGGGGTCTCCCGTCTCGTTATACTCGATCGCCTCCTCCGCCGTCATCGGACGGAGCCGAACCGACCCGCCCCACTCCGGAACGTCGACGACCGTCACTTGGAGGTCGTTCACCTCCAGAATCTCCTTCGCCGTCAGGAACTTCACGACCTTCTCTTCACCCACGAGTCCCTCCTTGGGCGGTTTCACGCCCGGGATTGTCATCCTCATTCACACGGCCCTTCCGTCTAGACGAACGACATGAGCCCGGTCGGCCGGACGCTGACCGCAGCCGTCAGACCGCCGTCGACCGGCGCCTCCGGTCCGACGTTCGTCACGTACCCCGAGAACAGCCACTGGCTGCCGTCCGGATACGTGATCCGGTAGACGTCTCTGCTCCCCTGCCGCCAGGCGTAGATCAGCCCCGCGGTGTGGTTGTGGGTCGCCAGCGTCGGGACCCACCCGATCTGGAACCCGAGCTCGCCCTTCCTCCGGATGCCGACGACGAACGACTCCTCCTCCTCGTTGTGCGAAGTCGTCTCGATCGTGTTTCGGGTCAACGGCGGAGGCGTGATGTCGCGGAGCTCGCCGATCGTTGTGAAAACGCTAGGTGTGGCGGCCGGGGCACGTGCGATCAGCGTTCCCTGAGCCGAGATTGCATTGGGCATTTGGCTTCAGTCCTTTCCCCTACGGAGTGACGACCTGGTTCCGGACCTTGTCGAGGACGTCGTAGGCCGCCCTCGCTTTGGCTCTCGCGACAGCGTAGTCCGTCGCACGTACGACGATCAGAGCTGTCGGGCGTTCATACGCTGTCCCCTGATCGTTATGTGTCTTCAGACCGGAGAGTCCACTCGTGATGATGATCGAGACGTACGGGCCCCCTCCTGACGGGATCTGAGCGTTGGTCCCGACGAAGACGTTCCTCCCTGCTCCTGTCGACACGACAACTCCCGCCGTCTCCAGGATCTTGACCAGCTCTTCCTCGACGCTCTTCCCCCCGGTCGACGCCGTCTTCTCCGCGGAGAGATTGAACTGGCATTTTGCCCGACCCTGATCATCAACCCCAAGGTCGTACGGTAGCATCGGGGTGATCGAAAGGTACTTCGCGCTCATCGGAGTCCTTCCTTTCGGATCGTCTCGGAGATCACCTGACCGATCATCGGGATCCCCGCGAAGAGGGGCCTCTCCAAGAACTTCGCTTCTCCGACTTTATGCTGGAAGTCGAGATTCTCGTGTTGGACCGCGGCGTAGCCAACGTCCACCGCGTTCGTTTCTCCTCCCATGTTCCCGTTTCCGGCGGGCCCACCAAAGCCGATCTCCGCAGAGATCTTGGTCTTGTGCATGAGGATGAATCCGGAGGCCCGAAGAATTCCATCCTTCACGGGGACGTAGTTCCGCTTCGAATCGGTCATGACAAACTCGAGCCCCATGTACAGGCCCTTCCGAGCCGCCCTCGGAAATGCCGCAGCAAGGAGCTTGACCGAGTTCGTGAACTCAGGAACCCCCTTCAGTTTCAGACGAGGTCCAGCCATCAGACGCTCTCCTCACGAAGTGGGATCTGATCGAAGAGATCGGCATATGCCTGACCGATGGCCTCCCACCGGTACTTCGGGTCGGAGACAAGGCGCAACCCCCTATCCCGCATGCCGGCTAGCTTCTCTCCCTGACGCTTCCAGTCCCGATAACACCAGTCCAACGCCGTAACCGTCCTCAGACGATCCGGCACTCCTCCGATCACATTGATCCGGTTCGGGGTCACGGAGGTGTCGTAGCACGGAACTTCCATGGCTGCAGGAATCGCCCATTCTCCGAGGCCGGACCAATTCGGGACGATCTGAGGCACCCCGCAGGCCATCCCTTCCATCGTCGTCAGGCCCCAGCCTTCTCCCTGCGTCGTGGTCAACTGCACGTCGAAGCACGAGTACACGCTCGGGAGGAGAAGCTCCGGGACGCCCAGCCCGATGTCGGGCTCCACCACCACTAACCAGGCACGCCCCTCCGGATCGTGGTACTTCTTCAGTTGCC